TGTAGTAGCGATTTGCATCCAATCCAGTAGGTGAGCCATCAGTGTAGGATTCATCAGTGATGCCATAAAAGATACCAGTATTTGGTCTGAATCCGGACACGACAGATTGAGGAGTGAAGTACTCCTTATTTAAAATCCAATTTTGGTCATCCGGTGGATTAGTGACCATAACATTGAAAATTTTATTGTAGTTCCATTCTGCTATTACAATTGATTTTCCTTCAATGGCGTATCCACGTTTTATGGCTGTTTCAAATTCTCCAGGTATTACCTGCACGATCAAACTTCCTCAAATGTAACATCAAGACTATACAGATCAGTATACGCACTACGCTTACGAAGAACTGGATTAAAATCGGCGAACATTACTAGAATGTCCTCAAACGAATTATTTCCATAAGTAATACGCAGTGTAAACTCATCAAATGTACTGTTATAAAAGCTTACCATACTTTGGGCTCCCCAGAAACCATCAACTGTGTGGGTATCTTGTTTTGGTAGATTATCCCATGACGTCTTTATTTTGCGTTTTTGGGCAACCACAAAATTGCGTAGTGTTCCATTAGCCATACGTTTACGGTTCTCTATACGTTCTGGTGTAATAGCGATTGGTGCACGATTGTGGTCGGTTAATTTATTACCATTGATCGCTAACCCCGCGCCAATTGGTAAAATTCTTGGCCTCGGTAACATTACCTTATTGCTCCAATCTTCTTTTGCTGTAATCTGTGCTTATTATCAATTGCATCGCTAACAACACGCTTTAGTTCATCTGGAGACATTCCAGCTGCATCAATATTCACATCGTAAGTATATGTATCTCCTACGCGAGTGTCAAAGCCTGACGCCGCCGGTGAAACACTGATTGCATTTTGCAGCAACCCAGCGAATCCAGTGTAGGACATTGTAGCCTTGTTCAATGCGTCAATTACTCCCTTAGTAGTGCTATTAGTCAATACTGATTCAGGAAGATTAGTTCCATTGTAAAGGTAATTTGGTCCAGGCATTACGTCTCCACCGGAGTCATACCAGTTGTGTGAACGGTGGAAGTTCCAAGCCCCAATTGGATCACGGTAACGATCCTTAATATACCTCAAACCATATTGAGCTTGCAAGCTTGGATTTGAGGTCTTTGAACCGTATCCACGCCAAGTGCTATCCAAAAACTGAAATAGACCGTAAGCTGATGAATGTGGGTTTTGAGCATTTGGATTCCAGCTAGATTCTTTCTGAACCAGAGCATAAAGAGCATTCCATTCAGCTCCACCATCCCAGCCATAATTCTTTGCTACAGCTTTAACTAGCTGCTGGACATTACCGCTAGCCTGTTCGCCAGAGCCGTCCCAAGATGCTGCACCCTCAACAATTCTGTCGTCTGGAATGTGGAAGTGCAAACGGAACTGCTTGTCGGTAGCACCGTGAGCATCCTTACCGTAACGTACGTGGTTACCAGTAGATTCAACGTTTGTTCCAAGCAAGGTACCTGCGGTGTGGCCACTAGATACACCAATCTCGAACTTACCACCAAGACCAGGAACGAATGGACCAAAAGCTCCACCATTCTGAACCATACCAGTTGAGAAGATACGCTTGTATGGACTAGATGCACCAGTCAGTACATTAGCAATTGCTGACATATAACCTGAACAGTCGAATCCGGCAGGACCAACACCACCCCAGATATATGGCTTTCCATCTTGTGCACGGGCGAAGTCTACTGCCGCGCCTGTTCCGCTTCCGCTTGACATACCAAGTGCTGCTGCAATTATTGAGTTTTGAGAAGCGTAATACGATGCAAGATTCTGTACGGCTAATTCGGTCATCGCGCGGCCCATGATGCCCGCAAAAGCACCACCAAATCCAGCGAAGTTTACACCAGGATTAATAGCTCTTGGGTCACCAGCGTTAATTCTAGTAAGATTTTCCTTACCAACCTTCTGTACAGCGTCCTTATTAATAACAAATTCACCGCGCTGCAAGATCATTGGCATTTCGCTCGAATGCATTCCACCGGTCAGACCATTACGTGAACCAGGAGAATCATCAACCGGACCACCAGCGTGTCGATACGCATAACCGCCAGCAGGACCCTTGGAAGGTGCGTAAGGATCGTTTCTAGCGCTTGGTGGGTTCCATCCAGCAGGAGGTTTACCGGTACGCAATAGATTCATGAAGTCATTTAGATTAAGGCCAAATGCACCTTGTGAAATAGCGCCTGCTACCTGAGCACCAAAGGCACCCCAGTTTGCATCGCTAGACATTTGGGTACGAGCTATATTAACGTTGTTCTGCAAAGCATTACCAACTATTTGACCCCATTGGCTACCAGCACCTTGCAAACCTAGACCGAATTGACCGTAGGCTGAACCAACACGGTTAATGTGGTCATTTAGCTGCTGTTCATTCTGTGGAATAAATGCTTTCAATGTAGCCAGTTGAATTTCAAGTGTACGCCTATTTGCTTCCTGAATCTTCTGCTCTTTCTTTTCAGCGGCCTGCTGTTCCTTATTCAAACTTTCAATACGGTTCTGTAGACGTTCACGTTCTGTGTTGCGTGCTTCCTCCATGCTGCGCTTTTCCATTTCACGCTGCTTCTGCAAGGACTTTTCTACAGCCTGCTCTTCATCCTTAAGTGAGTCAAGCTTAGCTTGCTTTTCTTTATTGATAAGATCCTTGGTAGCATTAAGTTCCTTGACTTGCTTATCAGAAAGCTTAGACTTCTTTTCTGCTGCATCTGTCGCGCGACTATTTGCATCGTCAATAGACCAGCCTGTGGTCATTGATTCAGTATTATTCTGAACGCGGGCAGCTTCATCCAGGTTACCGCCAGAAAGTGCACGGCTGTACGCAATACGCTGATTTGCTAGACTTGTAAGTCTTTCAATGCGCTGCTTTTCAGCTTCGAATTGCTTTTGACGAGCATTTTCAACTTCTTGCTCAGCATCCTTTTGATCCTGAATTGCATCAATTTGCTTATCAATAGAGTCAATACGAGCATCTGCTTCATTTTCAATCGACTTTTGACGTGCATCAAATGATGCCTTTGTAGCATCCATTGTGGCATCCCAGCGATCCTCAAAAGCTTGCTGCTTCTTTTCATATGCCTTATCAAAGCTGTCAATTGCATTCTGAACCTGCTGCTTCTTAGCTTCAAAATGGCTAGTAATTGCGTCAAGACGATTCTTCCAAATCTGTTCAGCAGATCCTGCATATGCGTCGTAAACGCTACCCATTGCACCGCTGAAAATACTCTTCTGAACATCCACCAATTTTTTAGCCTGATCTTCAGCGGTTCCGCCAAGTGATGCAAAACCAGAACCAGCAGAAGCAATATCTTGCCACATATCTTCTCCGGCATTACTTACATCCTTCATTGCGTTAACAAATTTTTGCAATGCTACAGCATTATCATATGCTGTCTGGGCCATATTCTGACTTGCTTGTGTGTAGCCATTGGTTGCGAGCTTAGCTGCATCTAGTCCAGACACGCTTGCATATAGGGCTGCAAGCTTCTGCTTTTCTACATCGGTCATCTTACGCCCGGCGTTTTGTTCGTAGGCGGTTACAGCCTTATTGTAGGAATCCTGTACCTTGGTGGCGTCACCAACACCTTGACTTAGGTATGGCATAATATCTCCGATTACAGAGATCTTCTTTACTTGGTCATCAGATGCACCATTTGCTCTAGCAATAGCCTTTGTTAGATCGGATTCTTCCTTTGCTAGAATCTGCAACTTGGTTGCAGCGTCACCGCTGATCTCATCTGATTTTCCACGGTCGTTAAGCTGCCATTCGCCAGAATCCTTATTAAATTCCATGAACTTTGAACGAGCATCTTGCCAGTCCTTACCTAGCTTGCCACCATATTCGCTATTTAGCTGCTTGAATGCATCACTATATGCCGCTGCCATGTTATCTGCAAACTTTCTTGCAAATACGGCGCGGTCAACATCAGACATATTGGCAATACGATCCTTGAATTGCTGAGCTAGCTCTTCGGTTTGACGCTGAAGATTCTGTAGGTTATCACCCTTTAGACCCAGCTCCCCATTTCCTTGATCTTCAAGAGAGTTAGTCTGGAATAGGTTGAATTGCAAGGCTCCTAGCTTCTTACGAATATTATCCATAAAGCTATTGAAGTCCTTCTCGCTATTTGCGAAATCGAACTGCACCTTGATATTTCCAAGAATCTGGTCAATTTCAGAACGAGTTTTACCGGCAGCGCGCAATAGTGCTTCCATAGCATTTAGAATTTCAGCCTTATTCATGCCTTGACCCATTAGGTTACCTACCTGAGTATTGGCCATGTATTGCAATTCCTGCATTTCACCTACATTACGGAATCGCTCAACCATTGGACCATTATCAGTCTTCATCTTTTCAGCCATAGAAGCAACAGTATCTTCTACCTGCCCAGCAGCGTTCTTGATTTGACCCCATTCAACCTTGGTGCGTCCAAGAGCTTTTGTCCAATCATCAGTTGAACGCAAGATTTGCTGGTGCTTTTCTTCCTGCCTTTCGGCTTCGGCTGAAATAAGCTTAGTAACTGCCAATGCACCGACGAGAGCAACACCGATTCCGATACCCATTGGCGATGTCATAAAGCTCATTGCTGAACTTAGACCATTCTTAATTGAGCTACCAATCTTTTCACCAATACCGCCGAACTTAGAAGCCATGTTACCAGTTGCGCCACTAAGCGCAGAGAACAACTGGGTACCCTTGACTACTTCGGCAATCTTGGTAACTAGCGGAATGATACCACTCAACGCTACAGATCCAAGTGAAATATAGGTAAGCCACTTTTCAAGCCCGGAACCAGTCTCGGCAACCATACTACCAATACCAGCTACAGCACCAACACCAACAAGCGATTCAGTGCTAAATGCCTTTTGTGCAATACTTGTCTTCTTTACTTCGTCAGCAACCTTGGTTTCAGCCTTTGCTGTTTCTTCCTTTGATGAAGTCAGCATCTTTTGCTGTGCATTAAGTTCAGCTGCTTCTGCCGCAGTTACAGACTTACCTGTATTTGTACGCCATTCACCAGTAACAGGATTTTGTACCGCACGCTTTTGAGTGGAAGTCATAGCCATTCCACCAAGCATTCCTGCACCGCCTACAGCCTTAGCTTGGGCCACATCAACAGCTTGAATTGCTCCTAGAAGCTTATTCATCTGGAAGATCAAAACCTGTGCGGCTTCTGACTCAGACATGAGCTTCGAGGTCATACCATCTGCTGAAAGCTGAGCTGCCTTCTGCTCAATAGTCATTGAGCCATAGCCCTTCTTAAGACCCATTAGGAATCCGGTAAACTTGATAATACTACCAAATAGGTTACCAAATAGGCCTGCGAGCATGACAATCGGACCTGCGGCTGCAACTACCAAACCCAGCGCAATTGCTACAGTCTTGATTGGTCCTGGCATACTATTGAAGAATTCAAATGCCTTACTAAATCCGCTGACAATTACTGTACCAACCTTCATCGCAAAGTCACCAAATTCCTTCAATTGAGTCTTAAAAGATTCAACTGCAATGGTGAATTGTCTTGATGCAGAATTCTTAATTGCTTCTTCGTGCTTTTGGGCAATGCTACGTAGTTCGCCGTCGGATTTTGCGGCAAGCTCCTTGGTTGCAGCAACTGCACCAGTTTTTGATTGTAGACCAGAAAGCAAACCAGTAATACGTGTTGACTGGTAGGTACCGAAAAGCTTACCAATAATCTTCTGCTGATCCTCAAGAGCTATGTTACCGCCCATAATTGCATCAGACAAAGCTTGCATGGTGTCAAGCGGATCACCCTTGGTGCGCTCAATTACTTGGCTTAGATCTTGCTTTGTAAATTCATGAAACAGCTCTTTAGCTTGCTTTGTTGGAACCAATACACGGTTCATAGCAGACTTGATTGCGTTGGCACCCTCAACAGTGTTAATACCACGTTCCTTGAACGCAGTCAGCAATACTGTAGTGTCCTTAAGATCTCCACCAAGCTGCTTAACAGTAGCACCAGCAATAGGAATTGCATCAGCAAGATCTTTCATGCTTGTTGGAGTCTTTGCATCTACCGCGTTCAAATAGTTAATAGAATCTGCTAGCTGCTTTGTATTCAGACCGTAAATGGTCTGCATTGAAATTACAGCCTTGATTGACTCTTCTTTATCAACATCACCAAGAACAGAAAGACGCTGGGCTTCGCGGGTCATATCGTACATGTCCTTACCTTGCTTGCCCGCTGCTGCAAGATCACCCATGATTTCTAGAGATGATTGAACAGTCTGACCTAGTTCTTGGGTAATACCCATTGCCACCTGAGTTGCTTCTGCACGCAAGCCCTTGGTAGAACCGTCATATACCTTTTCAATGCGGGTAAGTGCCTTGTCAATATCCATTGCGTACTTACCTGCGGCTACTGCTGCCATGGCAAATGGCACAGTAAAACCAACCATCATCTGGCGACCGGCCCACTGGGTATTCTTACCCCAATCCTGAATCTTGGTACCTAGTCCAGAAAGCAATTCGCCCTGAACTGCCCAAGTGCGATTCAGTCTTTCCATTGCTGTGATGGTTGGTGTAATTGAAGCAACAGAAGGAATGGTCATTGCCATTCCACCCTTATTACCTAGAGGTGTAGCATATGCTTTTGCAAGACGCTCCTGCTGCATAACGAGATCAGAGGTGCCTTTACGTAGTGTACTAAAGTATTCCGAAGCAGTTAGCTTACCCTTTTGAATCCTGGCAGTAAGGTCGTCCATTTGCTTGAGACCTGGGTCCCAATTGAACTTTGGGTTGGCAATTTTATTAAGTTCGGCAGAAAAGGTAGCTAATCTTGTTGAATTAAGCGTGCCTATCTGCTGAGTCAATCCTGCTACGGCTGTACGTAGGGCATTAACAGAAGACTGTGCTTCTGTTGTTGTACCTGTGGCGACAAAATTTACGCCAATATTCTCAGTTATACTAGCTCATCCTCTTCTTCATCTTCATCAATGAACCCAATTTGCATGTCATTGAAGTCGTATTCTTCTTCAGTCATACCGGCGGCCTTTGCAGCACCACGGCGCATTACATCATCAAATTCGTCAGCCTGACCTTCGTCAATATCAATTCCCTTGAGTGCGGCTGCAAATCTTTTATCATCCTTGCGGATCTCGTGAGCTTTTTCGTAAAGTTTCACTAGTTCATCTCTAGTTAGATATTCTTCTAACTCATCAAAATTTTTATAAGCTCCAGGGTAATAGAAGAGAACTTCGGCTTCTATTTCAATCAGCTCGTCCCAGCCATCCCCGGAGCCGCCTGTAGATTTGGGTCATTTAGCTTCACCCCGGCGGCTATGTCGAGAATGCGCTCCATGGTTGGCATGTCAACATGCTCAGAAAGCTTTTCAACATCTGAAAGCGCTGCATCAAAGGTCTGCATCGCAAAAGCTGTTGCTTCAAGCATTACATCAAGGAATTCCTTGTTCTTGAAACCCTTCTTCTTACGCATTTCTTCTGATGGAGTAAGTTGCTGCAAAATTTCAGCTAGCTCACGGAATTTCTTAATGGTAAGTGGGTGAACACGAACTGGCTTCTCCCAATCCTGTAGCTCGATTTCCTCGATTGTATATACTCTTGTTGTCATTCCTTTTAATTCCCTTTCTAGGTTAAACTTATTTTAACACACTGTGAGCAGGTAAAGCAAAAGGGCTTCCTTCTGGAAGCCCTATGCTTAAAACAATTTATTTATCATCCCTGAGCTGGGATCAAGCGGTCGCGAATAGTTCCATATTCTGCACCTGATACTTCAGATGGAAGTAGACGGAAAGTTACCGGGAATAGAGTAGCTTCGTTCTTCTTCTGAGAGTGAGCTGATGCTTCAACACTAAGAACACGACGTACATGGTAAATACGTTCACGCTTCTTATTTGCGTTTGCACCACCCGGAGCTACACGTGGAGAAGGACCAATAAACACCATTTGACGTTCTACTGGTTCAACACCAAGCGCACCTGCCTCCATACCTAGAACTTCTTCGTCTGCTGGTACTGTTACACCTTCAAAGTCCTTAGTTGCATCTACAGTAGCACCAGTAACATCAGTTGCTGTTGAGCTTGCTGTTGCGCGACGTAGAGATGAACCACCCTGCGCCCAAACAATTGCTAGATTCTCTAGAGTTGCCTCGGCAAATGTGGTCTTAACTGTAGCGGTCATCTTCTGCTTGAACATCTTTGCAGCGTCAAGTAGCTGATCTACGTCAACCTCTCCATAGTCTGGGTTATAGGAAACTTCAATACCACCGGAAGTATATCCGGTACCACGCCACATACGAGTTGGAGCGCTTGCGGCGTCATTGGCTTCAAGTGTTCTAGTGTAAGGGGTTCCCGCTACACGTGCTGGTAGAGCTACGCTGTCCCAATCTGTAGATAGTGAATCTGCTACTGAAAGGAAGGTAGCTGCTGCACCAACAATAACGTTTCTGCTTGTTGGCTTTGCCATATCTTTTTTCACCTCCTGTTATTTTATAGTCGATATTCGTTCTCTTCCGAGTTTGATTATCCAAGAAAAGTCTTTATAACGCAAATTTAATTCCACATAAAGTCATTGGTCTCGTCTCCATAGTTGCCGATTCGGCCTGCACCTTCATATACTGCGTCATATCCTACAGTTATTTGTAATACATTTAAACCACCCTCATCCTTTGCCGCGATAGGTCCCGCAGCATTAAGAAAGTTGATTGTTTTCATGTCGAAAGGGTATGTAGTGTCATTTCTGAAAAACCAATTGCAGTCGTACGCAGAACGATCTTCACGCTTCGTCAACGCTTCAATAAAATTAAGCATTTCTGTAAGCTTTCCGACATTTCCAAATAGAAAAGTGTACACTACCGCACCGCATAGCTTCCATGGTTCGTCATGAATCTTATTCAGCATAATTGAGTAGGACCCTATTGGTAAATGTGCAAATGTTTTTGATTGATTATCCCAGATTGTCATTAATTCAGGTAGAGTCCCACCCGGCGACAAAAATGGAATCTCCTGAATGGAATCTGAGTCGGCAAAACGGTCATTGGTATCTACGTCAGTGACGTATTGATCTTCTGGTGGAATGATTGCAAAGTTAGGATCTATTGCTCCATTCAATTCCTTAATTCCACGTAATCTATTTTCGATCCATTTATTTAACCTATAATATGGAGCCTCACTGTAAATCGTCATTTGCTACCAATGCCCTTCTTGTTGCCGCCGCCGCAATATAATTTGTATGTAGACTTTGAGCTAGAGTTGCAGCAAATGCCTTATCGATACCTACAGGCTCAAGCTTAATTGTCTTTGGCTTCGTTTTCAGTCCTGAAATTGCACGCAATTTATTGACTACCACATTTCTAATTGTTTTTGTCACTCTCGGCTCAAGATGTGTCTTAATCAGCTGATCTGGAATTCCTGACCTAAACCAAGTATTGAACTCATTGGTGAATGAACCCCAGGCTTCTGCTGGCCCCGCCTTGGCAATATTAATTGTGCCATTAAAGTAAACTCTTCCATCGGCCTGGAATCCGTGTCCGCTGCTTTCAGCTCCACGCTTTACATCCTTAGCTACGAATACAAGCATTTTAGCTAGTTTTGGAGAGATACTTACGGGTTTTCCTAATTCGATAACTGGGGCTTTCCATGTAAATCTATGGTTTCTCTTAACACCGACGGCAGAAAGAACAGGATCTACGGGAACCATTTTGGTTGATGCTTTGAAATCAAAAGATATTTGTCTGCTGGCACCTCGGCCACGTAAAACGTGTCTCCAGAGACGCTGTCCAGGATTTCCGATCTCTCCCCAGTCATACATGTGTCCAAATTTCAACGGTCGACTCAAAGCTTCTCTGGATATATGATTAACAAATTCAGCAGTGATTATAGTATTGGCACTCTTAATTAGGTCATTTACGTGCGCATCTGTCTTAATTGTTGCACATACGCCATCAATAACATTGGCAACCTTACCGTATTTTTCGGTTTCCATTCCAATATTAAACAACGACTTCACCTTGTTCTTCAGCGCGCTCAATCAATGTACTCCACTCAACCACAGCTCCAAATGGATCTAGAACAGGAGAAGAGCCCATTGAGTTATACCATGTAGGTGGTGCGTCTCGAAGCTCGATTTCACAGTAAATTACTTCACCTGTAGCCTTGCTTCTAATGTTAGTTATCTGTACGTTTCTACCAATATTTTCTTTACACACCAAATTGAGGTAGCTTTGCTTGTCATACATTTCTCCGAAGCTTTCGGTAGTTCCTTGCGCCTTAAAACTTGTAGACACAAATGGGCTCACCATGCAGTCTACGGTCTTCCATAGCTGCCATTTATATTCTATCTGACCAGTTGTGTCGTCCTTAAAGCGCTTCTTAGAATAGATATCGGCTTCAAACGCATAACCGGCGGATAGAAGACATCCACCGATCATATTATCCCTACTCCCGGGTAAATTCTGTAATCCAGTAGAAGCTTATCTGCTGTTGCATTACCTGTACCATTAAAGGCTAGATCATGGAATTGAAGACGCCAGTCACCCATCTTAATTGATTGCAAGTACTTATCACGATACTTGTGATCCTGGCACATAAGGTCTGCTGTTAGAATTTTGCTTGCTTCCTCAATTGCTGTTGGAGGTGAATTGTACCCCCAAACCCCGGCGACGTTGTAAAGCATATTTCTACGGAAGAATGGTCCACTATTCCATACGGGATCAATGCTGACTCTATTCGGCTGCTGTCTAAGCACCCATCCATCAGAACCTATTTCCCAGGTTGGATATCCTAGGCCAATAATTGGTCCTGGTCTAGTTGTTAACGTACGCTTGAGATACTTTACATCAGTGAGAGTCATAAGTCGCCATGGCAAACGTAAGTTATCTGAACCAGTACCTTCTACAACAAAAGTAGTGTTCTTCTTTCCAAATTGCTGGCCACAATAGGAATTAATGATAAACCTTGATACGCGTTCACACTCAAGGTAATCGTCATATTCTTTTCCAGCATCCAAGAAATAGGACCATGGAGAATACGGAGTAACTACATTATAGTAGTCCTTAACAGTGAGAGTGCTTCCGCTTATTGTAAATGTCCAATCAATTTCAAGCTCAGTCTCTTCAGTAACAACCCCAGTTAAAACCGAATCCACAGTAACAGAGACAGGCAAGGTATAGGAATACTTCCCTACCTTGCCTGTTGTCTTAGTGGCTATCGCTGAGTCTACTAACTTTATGCCATCCCTGTAAACACTGACTAGCACATTACCAGTGGCGTCGGTTAGGACGCCGCTCTTAAAGGCATCGAAATAAACGTCACTAATTGTATTTGCTAGTATTTCCTTCATAGTGCTTATATTCTAGCATATTTTCCATCAACTATAAAACGCTTTTGCTTCAGCTGGTGAAGCAAGTCTAAAACCTTCATAATTATCAATGATCTGCTGTGCGGTTGATTCATTGACAATAGCGTATGGGTGCTCTCTAGTGAAAGTAACGCCATATGCCTGGAATGTTGGATTCTTGCGCTCCATCTTAATCAGAACGTCAGAATTCTTAAATAAAGATGTAGTTTCATCTGATTCCTCAGCATCATTCTCAAGGAATGCCTTCTTGTAGAATTCATAACCTACATTGTTATCCTTAAGCTTTGCGATCATCTGATTCTTTGTTTCGTCGCCGTTCAGCTCTACATCTGCTTTGGCTGCTAGCTTGGCCAGCTCATCCTTGTTCAAACTAGTTAAACTCATCGTAACCTCCTTCCGCAATTATAGCACATTCTTAATTTTTCTAGATGGCGTTTTCAAGGCTTTTTCCAGAGGCCATCCACGATGTACTCGACAATGCAGTGTTTTATATTTAACGATACATATTGCTTCTTTCGACCATTCTAGTAGAGTTTGATTCTTCCCATCAAATGAATATTTTGGAGTATAGTACTGCTGACCTTTTATTTCAGAAACATCTAAAGAAACTACTTGCTCTGGTGTCAAATTACGATTCTTCAATCTGCCATCTATTACATCAACAGTTAATCTTTTCCCAGACCTCGCATCTTCCGTCCACTCTCCATATGTTTTGGTTATTCCCCACGCAGTTAAAAATCTTGTATTTCTTCTATTTCTATTATTTTCCAGTGAAGAAACCAATCTACAATTAGTTTCGGAATATGGACCATTATTGTCGATTCTATCAACTTGACATTTATCAAAATACTTAGACGTATACCATCGAACAAACTTGCTAATGTCATTCAACCATTCATGTGATATCACGATTCCTCGTCCACCATAATTTTTGTATGCCTTATGATTTTCATCGTAACATCGTTGAACCATATTGTTAAATACAGCCAATGCCTTAATATAACTGTGCATTTTTCTCCAATAAAATAAACCTAGGGAGATTCCCTAGGTTTATTTTAGCATACTTTTGGTATTGAATGTTGAAGCTTAGCTAGCAACCTTCAAATTTTTACCAATTACGTAAGCGTCTGCGTTCTCAATGTTTACACCAGCGCGGGTGTAAACGGTGTACTCGATAGCATCCTTCTTTGGCTTGAATTCACGGTGTACCTGGATTTCACGACGGATACCAAGAACACGGTTCTTCGGGAAGGTAAGCTCTACGTGTCCGTGCTGGCCGGTTGCACCTGAATAGGTACCGGAAGCAGTTTCATCGAATAGCGGAATTTCACGAAGTTCAACACCAAATGGACGACCTGCAACGAAGCCAGGTGAACCCTCAGTACGAACAGCGTTATCACGTGCTTGATCAGCGCGTGGACCTGCCCATGGATCACCACCGTTCTGCATAAAGTCAGATAGGTAGTCCTGTAGAACGTTAGTACCAGTGTAGAAAGCTAGCTCTGCACGCTTTTGCATAAACTTACGTGGCATAGCCTTTAGCATCTTGTTGAAGACTTCCCACTTAAGGGTTTGTCCGCCCAAGTCTACTACGTGAGCTTCTGCAAGAGCACGCTTGTACCAACCATCAAATGCCTTTAGGGTACCATCAGAACTTGCAGTGTCACCATTGATGGCAACATCCTCAAGGTCGTTACCAAATGCAGTTGCCATTAGGCGTGCAATGTGGTCCTCGATGTCTGCTCCTTCAAGGTTATCCTCTAGGGTTTCTGTTGAGATTTCCCAGTCTAGACGAAGCTTGGTTGTTGTAAGCGAGATCTTTGAGAAGGTGGCACCTGCGTTCTCACCGGTGTCAACAGCTTCTGTAGCAACGCGAACCAATCTCTGTCCTACGGCGATGCGGTCAATATCTGCAATCGGTGCGGACATACGGTGTGTACGACAGTCTCCATTAAGAAGAACTGTTGCGTCAAACATGTAGTCAATGAAGCGGTCAGCTTGTTCGTTCTGAAGCAATGCTGGCTTCTCGCTACCGGTATTAGTAGTTCTAATGACCTTTTCTAGAATTTCACTCATGTGGATTTTCAACTCCTTTCTTTTTATATATTAATTACGGTCGTACGTAGGTGGAAGAAAACGGTTCGACCAAAGACTTTCTGTTTTTTCTGCCTTCTTGATTGTTTCTTCCTCTTCAATATCGGCAGACTTCTTAACGGCGGTAGACTTCTCTACTGCGCCTTGAATGCTCTTAAGACCCTTTTCAACAGTACCTAGACTCTCCTTAAAACCTTTAACTTCCTCTTCTAGGGAAGTGTGCTTTGTTAGAAGATCTTCTAGCTTTGCATCAACGTCTTCCTTTACGGATGCAACTGCCTTCTGGATTTCTGCTACGGTCTCCTCACGATTTTGCTGTGTAGTTGTACCAAGAGCTGCCTTGATTTCATCAAGTGCCTTAGTAATAGTAGCTAGATCTGGCTCAGCAACCTCTGAAACAGTTTCGGAAACTTCCGGAGCAGCTTCTTGCTTTTCAGTTTCGGTAGTAACAACTTCCTCAACCGGCTTTACTTCTTCTTGCTTTTCATCTGACATTTCGGAACCTCCCTTCGCTGCGTCAACCTTCTCAAGCTTTTTACTAGCTTGCAAGACTTTCTTTACTGACTCTCCTTCTGGAACGCCAGTTTCGATTTCATACCAACCGATGTTTTCCATTTCTGTGGAACATGCGGAGCACTTACGAACTTCTTCGTGTGCTGCAACTGCAATTCGATCGTTTGGGCACCAAAACACATTATTTGTCTTGGTTTCTGCAAGTAGACCCTCAATCTTCTCTGAACCATCTGCTGACTTCTGTACGGTCAAAACGTTACATAGTTCATTACCAGGTGAGTCTACCAAGCTTAGTTCTACCATCTTATATTTTGTAATGTAGCGAACGGTGCGATCATCGTCAGCTAGATATTCGGTGTGGCATTCGAGGATATTTCCACCGACGCTAAAACCAGATAGAGTTCCATCAAGCACCTTTTCCCAGGTTGCCGGGGCACCCTTTGAAACGTAAACATCTACGTAAAGACCGTTATATACCCTACCGTCATCAGCAATATAGGATTCTGGTCTCCAGTTTAATACCCTACCCGCTGCTAAATCGCTGTGTTGTTCGCGCACATTTCCACGCCAAGATTTCCAAGCTTCAATACTGGCTTCCTTGGTGATGACATCATCGGTTTGATCCGGATTGTCAATAGTTCCAAAGCCAGACACAATACGCTTTTCTTTATCCACATTAGACTTTCTAAATGGGATATTAACGTAAACCTTATCTTCGGTTGTCGAGAAATGTGCCTTTTCCATAACAATCACATTTTAAACTATTAGTTTTTATTTGGCAAATTGCGATTGTTGACTAACATATTAAGACCAACAAATCCATGATATACAGCAATCATTAAAGTAAAGATCCAGTCTGTCGCTGTAAAGCGGGTTGCCATTGCCAAACCAGTTGCTATTATCCAAAATATAAATCCGACAATAGCACCTGTTCCTAGTGTAGAAATCCTTTCTCTGAGTGCTCCATAGGTAACGATCGCACCTATGACCATTAGAATGGCACCGACACTGAGTTCGATGCTGTTTTCATATTTTCCGAGTGATTTAAATGGAAGAGCTAGCCAAAAACCAAGTAATAGATCAAAGACACCCATAATGCTAATAACCGATGTATTGACTGGTTGTAGCATTCGCTTTGCTAAATTATCAAACATTAGGGTGTCTTCCTTCCTTTACCTTTTGCATTTCTACTTCCCGTGTCTCCCGCGCCTTGGCTTGAAGCCGCTTGGCGGTTCTGATCCCGTGTTCTTGAACCGGTAGCTTGTGCTGTAGCCTCTGCCTTTTGCGCAGGGTTAAGCATGCTTGGTTCCATACCCTTACCATCAGGGCGAGGCCCCTGACCTCTTCTACGACGTACTTCATCGGGAACAACTGCACCCGCTCGTAGATCTCTTTCATCAATCTGGCTCTGAGTATCCTCATCAACCAAGCTAAGTTCATTAAGCTTGAATGTAACCATATCGGTTACTTGCCTGAATACCCTCGCCATCTTCTTTTCAAAGATTGATTGTTCTGGCTTTGAGTAGCTTTCTTTAAATACCTTGTCTGCGTCCTGTGATGCAGCCAAGGATAGGTTCGCGGTAAATACTCCCGCTCGACTAGCGGGAATACGGTGCGCCATGAAAATTTCTTCATTGTTGGCCTCTCTATATGCTCCAAAACTAAAATCCTGTTTTCCAGACTCTACGTCATGGAATTCAATTTCTGGTAGCTTTCCATCCTGAACATTACCGCCCAATGGAATAAAGATGGACCTATGATGCTGGCCGCGAAGACCTGATTCAAAGAATTCTACAAGCTTATTTACTGAATCCGCGCTCAATGAGCCGCCCTTAACAACAATTACATGTCGCGGAACAGCCTTATTTTCAAAGTAATCAAGGTTGTATCTATTGGCAAATTCGTTACCTGCCAAAGGTCCTTTAGCGGCGATGATGTCCGGAACGCCATAATAGAGACTCGCAGGACTGTACTTCTTAAGGTGAATAATTTCGTTTGGCTGTGGATCGTCAGTTACTGTATTGACGACATCCTGACCAAAATTATTGAAGAATGCGACCCTATTGCCAATGATTTGAATGAATCCATCACGGAGTCTACGAATACGTACGTGTTCGGCTGGAATATGACCGATGTATCCGATAGCCCCGCTTGCTGTACGACCAATTTCAATGTAGCCATTTCCTGTAGTTTCATAGTCCTTACCTACTTTTTTCATGACTTCTTCCCAGACATCAATATTATTGATATCATCAAGCCAGTCGGTCATTTCTACCTGAACCTTGGCGAGATTCTTTTCAAGCTTCTCAAGCCCAGCCTTTGTGGTAGTGCGATCACGCATCTGCTTTGTCTTAGGAGACTCAATAAATCCCCAACCAAGACCAAATACCGACTCCACCTTTGCATCAACTGCTGCATGGTGTGCCGGTGAAATATCATAGAGTTTTGCTAGATAGTCAAGGTTATATGGTGGCGTAATCAGATCCAGATATCCATACCCATAGAATACTTCATCAGTAATCTGCTTGGATTGTGCGCCATCCTTACCGTAATAGCCCTTCTTGGCTTCACGGTCGGCCTTACGAATGTAATTACGGGAAAGTCCACGCAGCTTTCGTACATCCTTGAGCTTTAAATTAAATGGGTCATCTTCTACTATCTTTCTTTTTTCCAGTGTAGAAGTGAGAACGGCATCAACGACCTTATCTTCTTCAGCTACTATTGTCATTGCGCATATTCTCCTTGTATACACCAATATCGTATGGGTCTGGTACTAAACCATGCTCTAGACGCCAGTTTTGCTCTTCCCATTCTTCTTCACTAATTTTACGTCTACCTTCTGCAAAAACTGGAGAACCGTCTCCATAACCCAGGTTTTTAGCCACTGCTGTAATGTTAGCCATAGCCTTAATATCTCCACGCATTGCAGTAATAGAAAGGATGTTCAGATCATCATCTGCCAGAAATGTGCCATTTGGCAATTTCCAAACATATACGCCTAGATTTGTTTCTCTTACTTCAGTAAGTTTACTCTTTTGACCCATGTGCAAAAGTATAACATTTTAACGTAAAAATGGTCAAATTCAAGTCCATTTTTAGTTAAATCAGTTTCCTCCTGTACCAACAATTGCCCATGTATTTCCGAAAAGCTGAAAAGGTTGGTCATTATCAAATGCCCCTTCAGTAATTTCTACCGGGACTTCATCGACGGTAATGTCATCTGCGCCGATGGAAACCTTATATAAATTAGCGACATCGGAGTCGCCAAGCTCTTGGAAATAGGAGGTTAGCAGCAAGTATTGCATTGCTGTAGGTGAACTAGCTCCATCAGTATTTAAGGTAAAGCTTGTTGCAGCAGCGGAAGTTTTTACAAGCACTAAATGGTTCCATTGATTCATCAAAATATCAGTCAAATCTACAACCGGAACCCCATTTAGCCACATGCTGTAGCCGCTCTGTGCTGTTGTACTTACGGTGCCATCAGCACTGGCAAAAATGACGCCATCCTCTTCCGGGCGGAATATAAGTTCTATGCTTTGTGGTGGCACCTGAAGGTCAGCACGATCGGATGTCAACCAAGCTCCAGACCAGCTTGCATAGGTCATATCAACACCAATAGGAACATTCACAATAGAATCTTCGGTGCTATCCGGGAAGATGGGCTGACCTGTTGCAATTAGTAAAGCGGGGGTTGATTGTACTATGTCGGCAGATCTTATACTTCTAATGGTTGCCTTAAAGTCCGAACGTGGAGTATTTCCTAACCTAAAAGTAAGTATGTTTCCACCAAAAAGTGTAATTGGGACTACAAGCTTTTTAGTAAAGGTGCTTATTTCAGTATTATTTATATCCCAATCTATTGCCATTGTGTCATCATTTATTTCAACTGACACATAGGCTGTGCCACTTGGCACTCTATAGTTAAATGTATAGGAGTCAAGCATGAATTGCGAAGTAAACCTTAGATTGGAAATACCTATCTCGATTTTTTCAATTTGATCAAAGGTATTAAAATTAGTAGATGTTCCAGAATAATTAGCGGCTGCATAAATATTGTGACCAAGTGATTGGTCGTTGACAGCTGCATTTTTGGTATAAAGCTTTCGTGTATATACACCTAATCCATCAAGTAGAAAATAATACCCTGTAGGGAAGCCCGCGCCAATCGAGGTTTCAGTAATTGCGAGGTCTAAAACTCCATCAAGAGAAATAGTTTGGGATTCACCATTAACAGTAAGAGTGGCTTGGTTTTCACCAATTGTCACAATCACATGCAGCTTTTTGTTCCAATCAATAATTGGAACAGCACAAGTGAGCGATTGAATTGATTCATTCTTATTATAGGTTAAACTCAGCATGACAGAATATGGTGTCAACCAAATACCGCTGCTATTGTCGGCCAGTATGATTGCAGCATTGTCTTCAGGTCTATTAGCCAGCAGTACAAATTCTGTGGTTACTCCCGTCTTGAATACTGGATTACCATCTATTACGGCATTAGCTGTAGCATTTACTTTAAATGCTTTGCTGTGCCCGCGAATAATTGGTTGACCACCCAAAGCCATCGAATTGCTAGAAATAGCATAAACACCAGAATTTGATTGGTCAGTCGTTGTTGGAGCAGCAAGATAGAAGTTAGGTTTACTTGCAAATGCTAATTGATCGTATAAGCTCATGCTGTTGCCTTCCAATATACCAAACCATTTAGATGTCCGGGAAGTCCCGCTGGCTTTTCAGTTGGATTACCACCAGAAGTATTAGCCCCAGTCCATGGAGTAGAATTAGATACATTCCATTCTGCCTGGTTTAATTCTGGATATGGCCCAGGCCTGATATCTCTATTTGTTTCGTAAATGACTCCGATTGGATTAGCTGAAGTATAGGTCAGACGCATCATAGCTTCGCCTTTTGCCAACCATCTATATTGGTGCTGCTCTTTTCGGAGATTACTATTGTAGTAGTTATTGACGCTGGACATTGCAGTTCTTCTGAACCCAGTCCTATTATTAACTAGATTTGGAGCAATGAATACCCATTCGTGAATTGTTGCATCTGCTACAGGCACCGATATACCGACTCTGACAAGACCCAACCAGCTTCCACATAATGGAAGATTTAGTAGTTCAGTATGGCTAGTTCCTGCTGGTAATATAAATGCTTTATTAGTCATCAGCCCACCCTTGGCTTCCAGTAGGTAACACCTAACGCATCACGGGAACCATCGTAAATGTGATATTCTGTAGGGTTGTCTGCTGCAAGGTTTGTGACCCATGGCTTCGCATCAGCTTGCTTATTCCATTGCGTTGCTGGTACCGGCTGCTGCGGAAAAATATATCCACCCACCTGTGTTTCATAAATAAAAGAAATAGGATTTGCTGACGTATATACCAGCTTTACTAGAGATTCCAGACCTGCTGCCCACCAACCAAGCTCTTCATCCTTGGGTAGTATTCTGTTATACCAGTTGTTTTCGCCTAGTAGACCTATCCGGCGAAATCTAATCTTGCTGTCATTTTCTGAGTCATTAATAAACTCCCAGGAATGCACTGTAGCATTCGCACCTGAAGTTGTAATACGTACACGTGTTAGACCAGACCAGTCACCATTTCTTGCAATGGGGACTAGCTTGGTTAATTCAGTACCAGCTGGTAATTCTAAAGTCTGAAATGGCATAGCGCAATTGTAGCATTTATCAGCCCAGTTTTCTAATGAATGCAGTATAAAACTTTCTACCATCGTATACAAAATAGGATAGATCGATGTCTACTGGGATTGGTTCGCCATCACGGGTAAGGATCTTTGGAGCTAATCCATGCCTGTTGGTTAAGGTCACTGGATTGCTAGCATACTTCTTTTCATAGCCCTTGTGCACCCGGCGATATTCTGCGGGAAGAACAATGCTCAGCTTTTGATTCGTGATTTCATCTCTAGTGAATCCTGTAAGCTCACAGAATCTCTTATTAACTAGAAAGAAACGCATTCTTGAATCAAACAGGGCGATAGCATCGGGAGACTCATCAAAAAGCATCTGCCACAGTTCAGCCTTTTCAATTAGGCTTTCAAGGTTTTGTGCAAGCTGTTCAATTCGAGCAGATAATTCCATCACAGTTTCATTATACATAATTATCAACAAAAAACAATGCCGCCCGAAGGCGGCATTGTGTGATGCCTCTTACTTCCATTCCAAAGTAATACCAAATGGAACCCTAGAAACTACTTCTATGCTGTATTGATCCATTCCGTCAACTCCAGCAACGTTTACACGCTCGCTGTCTGGTGGAATATCTCTCCACTGCTTGTCAATTGGATAGCCTGCGCCTTTTCCGTCGGCCTGACCTCTTGACTTAATTCCATAGATGTGAACCCAATCAATTGGCCCCCAGCCTGACTTAACTGAAAGCCATGTTTGAGTTGCTACAGTCTGCCAAGCCTTAACGGTTGGAACTACAAAAACAAAGCGCTGAAGTTGTGGTTCGCCCTTATCATTTAGCTTTGGCTCGTATGAATATGCATTAATACCCATCTTGTCGTCCTCCTTTCCGTCATTTATGACTGGTGATGTGTTTACTTCCTTAAGAACTAGATTTCTATCGCATGTAATACCCCCAACAGAAACCTGAACGTTATTGTCCTGGTACATGTGTGCATGCCCTCTTACCTCTGATCTTCTGCCTGCCTGCCAAAAATAGGTAGCATGACCAACGGCCAAGTCTATTGCATTACCAAACCCGTACGCACCTATTCTGTCTCTTCCAAGAACAGAAGCTGCGCCGTCAAGATAATCAGTCCAAACTCGTGCATTGGATACGGTGGTCTTGTCGTTGCAGAAGAAAATTGGTCCGTAGTATCCCAGATAGTCGGCACCTGCTTTTGCACGTTGACCATACTCAACACCACGAGCCCATCCACCATCTGCATCTGTAGTGCTTATTTCAAATACTAAAAGAACTGGTACACCACCGCGAACGAAATCGTCATATTCGGCCTTACTGGTGTGCTTTCTTCCAAGTCGATCTGGAGAATCAATGTATCTAATTACACCTGAATACCCCGCGCCAAGTACTTGTGCCGCTGAAAGTTTTGCAGCACTATAATCTAACCAATAACCCATGTCTTTTCACCTCCTCAACCAGTCTAGATTATATCGAGCTAAAACGCAAAGAACCCGCTACTAAAAAGTAGCGGGTCCTAAGCATCCTAAGGAAGCAGCACGAATGGCGCTGGCCAACTTTCTGATCCCTTTACCACAGACGCCATGCTGTAGATATTTTAATTATACCTTTTGTTCAGGCAGCATGTCAATTTCACAACCACCTGCTGAAGAACAAGCAAGCGTCTGCGAACTGACGGTATTATCTTCTACTTCATAGTGTGCTAATAATGACCAATGTACTTCTTTTGGCATACGCTCTAGCCATGCTTCATATTCTTCTTCTACAATATCCTGGTATGGAGCCTGCTTGTATACGTGATCGCTGGTTGGAAGGAAGCTGATTCCAGCCACATCCTCCCAGTTCTTGTATACCCATGCTGCTACATCTACCCATTCTTCATCCCTTACCGAAATGGTTACAGAAGGATTGTGCTCAGTCCAGTGGTTGCGGTATACACGCCAAATCTCCAGATGCTCAATTGCACCTAGATCCTTACGGGTAATAGCTCCCTTTGGTGCTGCTGTTGGATAGAAGAATACGGTTGTATCCTGAGGACGCATAACACAAGGCTCATTTGGAATCCCAGCGTCCTTCAAGAATGTAGTTACTGGATCGTTATTAGAATTTCGAACACTACGCAAGTAATATTCGCTGTGCCATGGATGCATTCCAGAGCTTGACTTAACAAGCTGACTTACAGTTCCACTTGGCTTAACAGTTGTAATTGCAACCGAAGCATTAATACCTAGCTTTGCAGCCCATTCCTTATTTACTTCAATTGCGTATGCGCGCAGCTCATCTAATGCATCGGATAGCTTGTCCAAACCTTCAGAGCCATTAAAGAAGGTGTTTCCGAATTGACCTGTAAGACTTACACCAAGCAAACGCTCTTCTTCAGCATTTTCGCGCCAAGATTTACGAAGGTACTTGAAGTTAGTCAAAGTTGACTGATATGTACCAAGAATTGTAGCTAGTCTGATCTTCTCCTTGATATCCTCGACAGTGTCATTTGGCTCTACAACTACCTCGGTTAGATTGCAAAGACCATTAGGGCGAAGTGCGATTTCACCACATGGATTCACGCCCTGGACCTTTGAAGAGTCGCGGCGGCCTGTCTTATCGATGTGCTTACGAATGGAATCAAGGTTAAAGATTCCACGCTCACCAGACTTTGATTCAATTAGGTTGGTCCATTCGGTAAGGAATGTTTCGACGTCTGGCTTTTCGGTGTAAATTGCACTATTGTTCGCTAGAGCACGCTGGCCTTGACCATTCCACCATTCGCCAACCTTTGCCTTTGCTAGCTTGTGGTCACCTAGATCAGATAAGGAGATCAGGGCCGCTCTTCTTACTCCGCCGACGACTACAATCTCGGCAATCTTGCACATTAGATCGTGGCATTCTAGTGTAGTAAGCTTACGGCCTGCTGCCTTTTTAAAGGTACGAATGAAGTAATCCATTACATCTCGCAAAGGCTCTGGACCACTTGCGCGACCGCCAAAGGTCCTTAGACGTGCACCTTGTGGACGAACCTTATCTGTATTAATGAATGGCACTTGGCCGGTATAAAGCATAGCAACCAATTCCTTGAGTGCTTTTGCCCAGCCAAGCTTTGAATCAGCTACAACAATTGTAGTATCTGATTGGAAAAACTCATCATCAACTACTGGAAGCTTATTCACTTCTTCCTGAGTAACACTAAATCCTAGACCAGTACCATTCATAAGTACATAAAGTGCTTCATCAAATGCTCGTGGTGAATCAACTGCAATGAATGAGCAATTGTACCCCGCCAGATTTTCACGCTCTAATGCTGGTCCTGCGGTCATCAATGCACGCATGCTTGGCATTACTTGGTGGTTAGTAATTGCACTTCTAATGTCACGAATATCATCCAAGGACATATCGAAGTCATACTTCTGAACCAAATGTGTATCCATAAATGTGACGTAGCGATCTACAGTTTCAGTCCATGTTTCTCTACGACCTTTTTCTTCATCCCACCGAGCGTAGCGGCTTACAGCAATAAAATTACGGTAAGGATCGACAAGCGAACCTCCTTCATCTACTATCGTTTCCAAAAGTCTCTCTTCCTTCATTTTAATTTCATAAGTTTTGTGGGTTGATGCCCACTCCAGGATTCACCAGTGTCAGTTACAACCACTGGAACCTGCTGATATCCCATGTCAATGACCTTTTGGAAATTACTGTCGTCTTCCTGGATATTGTAAGTTACATAACTTACGCCAAGAGTGTCAAGAAATGCCTTAGTTTGATCACAGAATGGGCAATTATTCTTAGTAAATATGGTAATCATGCATTCACCTTAAATTCGTAAATTTCTTTGATGAACTGCAAAAATTCATCTTCGGGCAAGGCCCACTTCATGACATTAACGGTCTTGTGCACAAATTGCACATTCCCAGGGAAGTATCCCTTATCTGAGTCGATTCGATCTAAGCTTGCAGTACATTCGGCACCAAGCTTTAATTCTCTATTTGTATAGGCACAACGGCCTTGCTGCTGCTCCCATAGTGCATCTAGTTCTTCAATAGAGACTCTGCACTCGATATTGCGCTTTCGCGCTCCCCGGGCAACATTACTGAGGAAAACAGATGAAATATGCTTTCCACCTCTCCAATAAATTGAATTGGAGCCTTTTGGAACATTAATGCGTGCACAGTCGCTACATCCTAGGGTATTGCACTTTAAACGATAGGTAGGAATATCATAAACCCTACTACAGGAAAGACAAAGGACATTCCAACGCACCTGCTTGTTACGCGCGGAATGCCTTGAAACAACCTGCAATTTTCCGTGAATCGACCCTGTCAAATCAATGGACATGATCAATCCATTGTAACACTTCAAACCTTAAAAACTGATCGTTATAAAACATTTTCGAAAGCATTTTTTGTTAATTCTAGCCAATCAAATTTAGCATGCACATCGAATGCTTGCTTGTAAAACTGCTGGTGGAGAGCATCTACATTGTCAGCGCAGTACCTTAGCTTATCAACCAATTGGTCAAAATCAGGTTCTACTACCTGTCCTGGATGCATTTCCTGCCAGGGTGAATCTATATATTTAGAATCGAGACCTAGGTCACCTAAGAACTCTTTGTATTCAGCCCATTCCGCTGTGCAAATAGTTGGGGTTCCAGTAGCTAATCCTTGCAAGCCAAAGAACCCAAAACCTTCGCCATAGGATGGATAGACTAGAAAGTCGCATTGTTGATAGAGCATTACTAGTCTGTCTTCCGGCAAATCCACTGGCATCAGCTTAACGTTTTTACCTAGATCCTTTGAAACAATTGAACCATTGACCTTATTCCTAATTGTGCTATGATCCCGGGTTTTAATGTAAAGGCAGACATCTTCTCTATCGCCAAAGGCAGCTTTGAAAGCTTGGTATGCCATTTGACCACCCTTACGGGGGGAAGGCTCTCCTGCGTGTAAGAATTTCAATACCGAACCCGGCTTCTTTCGCTTTGGAGTCCAGTTTGATCCAATACCATGTGGATAAACCTTTGCGACTTCTAAACCCCAGGATTCATAAATTTGCTTGCACCAGGTGCTGGTGGCCCAAAGTTCATCAACTTCTTTGAGTATCTCTATCCAGTCTTCCAGGGGTTCTGTGGATTCCCAAGGTAGCAGAGCTAACTTATGTTGGTCAAATCGCAGGGCATCGGCGAAAAACGTCGGTTGACAAAAGTGCAGTTGTGTTCTAGGCTCAGGGGAGTCAAAGGGTACTTGATACCCTAATTTATTTAACGCATTAAGCATGTAATATGCAGCCTCGGAATATCCGATATTACGAATGAAATTTGATCGAGGCGTGTAGAAGCTAATCGCTTTATTCATGCAGGAACTATAGCACAGTTGCGCTCATTCTGAGCATCTGCTATAGTAGTTTTAACAGGTTACCCTTGACAAGTAATCTCGCCGACGAAATCAAATAATTCAAAGCTTTCCCCGGTAGATGGAGGTCAAGGGTCATCTACCGGGGATTTTTTATGTCCCCAGGACAGGCAAGTGCGCCCAAGGCTATCTGAGAAGCTAGGGTCCCCTTAATCCAGGGATAATCGAGAAACAAGCGCGGAAATGGCATTCCAGAAGCTCTCGTAAAAGTAAAAGCCGCGAAAATTGATTTTTCGCCTTATGCCTTCTGACAGCTGTGCCTAGACAAATTTTAACTAACTTAACTATGGGGCTCTGCCCCAAACCCCGGCTAATCCTCCTACGTCGGATTAGCAAGCAGCATTCTATTTTTAGATAGAGTAAGATGATCAAATGTGAAAGATGTAAAAAAGAAATTTCTTTAAAGAAAATCAAGACTCACCTGGGTCACTCCTATCATGCTAAATGTCTAAGAAATCATCTTAGTGATATTAGAAATAAATCTCTGTATGCAAGACGTAAAAATGCGATTAAGAGTCCTTTAAGTGGAGGGAAGTTCAGTCCAAAATGATTAAAATGCGTTGTGGAAAATGTAGACAGTTCATTCGAATGGATCTAGGCCAAAGAATGCGTAAGCGTAATGGTGTCAGGTACCATCTTGCCTGTTATTTGAAAGTAGTGGTTGGTAAATGAAAAAGTGTGCATTTGATAAATGTGAATACCCCGCCAAAATAATTAAGAATTGGCATCAGAAAGATAAATGGCAAGGTAAGGATTACCACTACACCTGCCTAGTCCTATTAAAAGGTGAAATTGCAAGGAAGAAACTAAATGGCTGATGAAAATTGGTAAGAAAGAAAGATGTACTGATTGCAAAAAGATGAAGCTTTTAGTATATGGAAGTGAAATTTGTGCAGCTTGCTGGATTAAGAAATACGGAACCCGTGGCCCCAAAAGAAATTAAGCTTACAATTCCCAAGACCGATTTCTTGAAGATCGTTTCCCTATTGGATGCCTTTGGTAAGCTTGCCCAAGAAAATGGTGTTAAGTTTAATAAGTATACTGAAGAACAACTATTAGAAGTTCTATATATGTACCGCAATTACAAAACTGGCGATAAGCCACCTTTTTGAGGAGAATAATGAAGCCAATTAAAGAAAAGACTGTGATTCTACAATTTGATCCCTGGACTAAATCCCATGAAACCAAAGTATTGGCTTGGGACCCTGTAGCAGTACTCAATGACATCAACGATCTTAATCCGCTCATTGAAAACTGGGCATCTAAATTCCGCAAGGAAGCTGTATGGACAGAAGTAAATGAATTTCGTATCGGCGATGTCCTATTCAAGGTTACACACGTATACGAATGGGGATCTTGACAACACCGGCGGGTAATGCTAGGGTCCTCCTATGTACTTGTACGTGCTAGAAGACTACCAGCGATGGGCAAATAGAGGCTACACACACCCATATACATGCGATAAACACTCTTGGATGCCCTGCGTAACTGGTGTAAGTCCTGAAGGCTTATATATTAAATGCGGATTATGTCTTTACAAACGCATCATTGGTAAAGACGAATATGAAAGGATCGAAAAGATGGTTTCGGTCATGAAACGAAAGTTTGCGGAGGAATGATGCGTTATCTTTGGTTTATGTTGTGCTGGGTTGCTATTTCGATCAATTGCACCCGGGTTTTTGACAACACTTGGAATCTTGTTTGGCTTCCCGTCTGCCTATTTGCAGTGGGAGCAGCATTTTGGTCGTACATTAAGTACGAAATGCAGCCTGATGAAGAGAAGTTTATTCATGGACCACTTAAGAGCAGATGAATGTTGGTGTGACCCAACCGCAATCCCCGTAAAGCGTAACGACGGAAGTATTGGTTATGTGCTTGCGCACCATGAGCCTGATATTTCACCAGAAAGCGAAGCTGAGCGGGCAGTAGCAATCTATGAAGCAATGGAAATAGCAAGGTTACAGACAGATGCCTAGAGCAAGTGGAATTTGGGTTGTTAGCAAAGGCTCTTTCATTATTGGTGCCTTTACAGTCAAACATGAATTTGTGGATTGGCTCAAAAAGAATGTTGAGAAATATGGCTGGCAAAGCTACGAAATTCATATTACCAAGTTCATTGATAGCAACCCGCAGATCCCAGCAAAATATTTTCGGATTGAAGACTTTTTAAATGGTTAATTTTGAAGGGTACAGCGTACCTGAAGAATATGAAGGTCAATTACGTGACCTGCTTACAAACGTAGATCCTTATTACTATAGAGCAGTTGCTTGTGGTCTTTCCTACCTCGCCCAGGATTATGGTGACAAAGCCGAACATATGATTGATTCCTGGTTTACCGCCATTTATGGCACGGTAATGGAAATGGAAGAAGTCATGGACGCCAGGGTTGAACACTACGCATGCGATTGTTCACTTGCTGATAATCGTGAATGGCTAGAGAATATTGAGGCTAAAGATGACTGATCTAATTCAGCATCCTACAGATGCTTTTAAGAAGCTTGTAAAAGTAGGTGATGAAGTAGCAACTATCACTTATTCAGAAGGCTCAGCTTATCGAGGAATTGTTACTAAATTAGGAAAGAACCAGATAAAGGTTCGTGAAAACTACCATAATTCTGGTGAAGAACGCTGGGTTGCCACTTGGCGCAGTATTAAATTACGTTCAAAGGAAGAAATTGAGCAAGATTAATGTTTTGGACAAGGGCTATGTGCGCCTTGTTAACCACATGGGAGATGACGTTTCGATTGTTAATGCCGCCCGGGTTTCCTTTGATAAGGAATCTCAATTTGCTGAGGATGGTAGCTTGCTGGCGAAGGACTCTAAGCTAATCAATTTCCTCTATCGCAATAAGGAGATGTCCGTATTTAGGCATGCCACTGTGCAGTTTGAAATGTATATGCCCTTAATGGTTGCCCGGCAGTACTGGAAGTATATTGTTGGTGCTTCGCATATCGACGATGGCACCTGTATGAATGAATCCTCACGTCGTTATATCACTGAAGATCCCGTGTTTTACGTGCCGCAATTTAATGAATGGCGTGGAGCCCCGGCTGATAAAAAGCAGGGCTCTGGAGAGCTAATGGACGACCGAATTGGCAATGTCGCGACCATGGACCTCATTAATTTCCTTGAAGATGGAATGGCACTTTACGACCGCTGGATTGCCAGTGGTATGGCACCTGAACAAGCACGTCTTTTCCTTCCGGCCTATGGTATGTATATTCGAATGCGAACCACAATGTCTCTAGCTGCATTGATTCACTTTTTGCAGGAACGTTTGGGGCATCGTGCACAGCATGAAATATTTGTTTACGCCCAAGCAATGCATGACGTAGTACAGCCTTTGTTCCCTGCTACGTTCGATGCAATTTTTGGAGGAAATAATGAATCAGAACACTAAGACAGTACTGCTTAATCGCGTCTACATTCTAAATCGCGATATTGATCGCAACGAAACACTTCTCGGTGGCCTAAAAGAAGAGGTTGATAGTGTGACACTCATTCTTGAAGGGCAAAATAAAGAACGTGCTTCTCTCATTGAAGATCTCACTGCTGCGGGGGTGGAAGTCGATGCCGCTGTACAAGATTGAGGTTTATATCGATGAAAACTACCTAAAGACAGTTATGGTCGACGCTGAGAATCAATACGAAGCAGAAGATCAGGTTCGTGAAAGTCTCAATATTGATCTAGATAGTGAGCTTGCTGATGTCTGATTGGAATGCAGATCTAACCGTAAAGCAATTGCTTGAAGACCAAAATGGGCTTTTGCAGATGCTGCTAATTCAGCAGATGCGCATTTACGATGCATTGCTGACACATCTGAGCATTGAAGATAGAGAAGCAGCAGACAAGCTTCTAGTAATGCACAAGCAGTTTAAATATATTGGACCTCTACCTTACACGGAGGAGTAATGGGTAAAACCGTTCCAAAAGACAAACAGTGTTTCGTAAAATACTGTAAGAACGAAGCAGTCACAGATATCTCCTATTTCCTTAAGAAAAGGAAGGTATGTAAGAGTCATGAGCACATGGATATGCTACACGAACATCGTGATTCCAATGGCCGATATCCATGTCGATGCAACAAGGGGAAAGCATGAAGTATCAGCCAGCCGATCCTATTCTCTACACCGGCGATCAATACGTATCACGTAAGCCTATTACTGGTAAGGTGCTAGAAGAACTTCCCAATGGCGACTATCGCTTGCGTATTTGGATCAAGCAAATGGATACAAAAGAAATAACTGCGTCAGTTGGTGAATTTGAGCCATTACCAGAATACATTTACCGATGGCGAACCGAAAGCTCCATCAATTCGAAGGTGTATACCCAGAAGCGTACTGCTAGTGCACAAGCTACAGTTCATTCACGAAGTTACGGCAGTAAAGAAAAGCATTGGGTACAGCGTGCTAAAGTTGAATGGGAAGATGTATGAGTATTACTGAAGATCTAATTGAGTTGTTTAACCAGCATGCACAAAATGGAAATGGTTACGGCCCAGAAGCAATTATTGAAACCTTTGGTGGAGATATTTGGGAGAAGGTAACAAAGATCGATGAAGAATTCATCGAAGAGCATCGCTGGTACAATCTTTACCTCTATGTCTATCATGTTGAAGAAGAAGATCGCTATGTAGGTGTACATGCTGAAGTAGCTAGTACTGAGTACCAAGAGCATGATTCTGGCGAAGCTTTTGAGGTAAGGCCAACTACAAAAACAATTACTACTTATATTAAAGTTTAAAAACCTAAAAATGCTATACTGATCAAAAATTGAAAGGTCTTGATCATATGCCAGGCGAAGTATTCATCGACGATGATGGTTACCGCTGGTTTGTGGAAGCAGATGGCACCCTAACCTTATATATGCATGAAGAGATGCCGTGCTATTCACACCAGCCTCGCACTGTGGTAGAGCGTGACTATGGAAAATTGCGCTCAAACGGTACAATTCAAAATATTGCAAAATAATGCAATAAATTGGTCATTTTTAGCGTTTTAATGCGAAAAATAGCGATGTTATCACTAAAAAAGCAACAAAAATTAATGAAGAAAGCACGTGAATATATGGCTAAAAATCCAATGCGCTACTGGTATGACTGGGAATTTGACGAGAATGGCCAGACTGTAAAGCCTATTTCGGTTGGAATGGTGTCCGAAGATGGCCGTGAGCTGTATTTGGTCAATGAAACCTATTTCAAGCAAATAGAAAAGAGACTTGTAAGGCCAAATCCGTGGGTAATAGAGAATGTTATTCAGAAAATCACTCCTGAAACCCGAGCACATTACGGCCGAGCCTTGAATAATTTTCCAGATATTATTTTGAAGTTTATTTCAGACAATGGTAAATACCGTGAACGTTCGGAAGTCGAACTTTGGGGTCACTTCGCCGCATATGATCATCTTTGCCTAGCACAGGTCTTTGGTAGAATGATTGATTTGCCAAAGCCTATTCCTATGTACACTAATGATGATATGACTATTCGTGGGCTACAGGAACCTCCCGCCCGCCCGGATTATTTGCCGGAGCATGATGCTCTAGCAGACGCTAAGTTCCAAAAGTTACAATGGGAAAAGTGGAGTCAATAATGCTATCATTGGCCTAGGAGGCTGATGATGCTAGTAAAGCAAGATTTTTTAGATCAACTTAAGGATACGTTTTGGACACAAGGTGTACGCCAAGTTGATGGCACCTACGATGGTGTTAACGGAGTAATCACATTCCACTTTTTAGATGGGGATGTTGTAAGTTGTCCATTTGAATATGATTCAGTCACCGCCGGTTTAGATAGTGTCTCTGGTTTTAAGGAGCTACTATTTCGAACCGGCGGTGTCATTATTCAGGACTATAATACCAAGTTTCCGCATGACAATGATCGATTTATTGCTGCTGTTACCGAGCCAAATAACACTCCGTAACGTTGACACGCCCTAATGCGTTTGTTACTATCTTAGTAGGGAGGTGATCAAGATGACTGTATCCGCAGCTAGAATGGCTAAAATCAAGAATCGTGAGCTTGGCAGCAACGAAGAATTGCATGCCTATCTTACAGATTTGCGTTCCGTTCTATACGAACTGTATATAGACATTTCGTTCGCAGCAGAGATCCTACAAGGAAATCTACGAAGCATTAAAGGCGTTAAGAATACTCTAAGAGCAAGAATTGTCGCGGGTGTCCTACGTAAAGCGGCAGAAGGTTGCAAGCTTGCAGCCGGACAAACAGCTGCTACCTGGACCGCATTTGAAACACGTTTTGCTGAAGAGTTAGCCACAGCACCAGCAAAGGCCAAGAAAGAAAGATTTAAGATAGTCTAATGGCCACTAAAAAGATTCGCACCGAAAAGATATTAGATAAAACAACAAATACTGGAGCCATACTTTTACAACCATATTTGGGAATGTTTCTGGTTGGTGCCCTGGGACTTATATTATGGCTCATCGGTGCAAAAGCAGATTATACTAAAGAAATAGCAACCTCGTTAATATTGTCAACCGGCGTACTATCCACATTCATTTGGAGGGCATCAGCTCACCGCCGGGATTTGGGAAGAATGCATGGCTTACTTACCACAATGTTAGCGGGGTTGTTTCTTACTTTATTTGTTGTTGTCGGACCAACCGGCTGGCTATTTTTACTTTGGCTAGTTGGTGGCTTAACGCTGGCTATAACCTGGAATATAAGACACAGTATTCGGCCAGAAGCCAGACATGATCCTATGCGTGAATTCTTTGAAGAGGCAGGAATGCCTGGTACTAGAATGCGTGTAACAAAAAAGGGTAAGGATATCTCCGAAGGAAAAATTGAATTACAGCGTGGCAAGGGAACAATAGACCAGCTGCAAAAGCTACAGCCTAGATTGGCAAGTCTTTTCGGTGTTCCTTCAAATGGAGTACGAATTATCGGTGATCCAGACGATGCTTCGCGTGGTCGTTTCAAGTTGGTCCGCCGGGATTTGCTCAAGGATGTCATTGCTTACGATTACAAGAATGAAATCTTGACGCCGAATGACCCAATCACAATTGGTTGGTATGAAGATGGTGAACCTGAAAAGTTCAGTATGCACTCTGAAGCATTGGGTGCTGTGCACTTGCTTGTGCAGGGTATGAATGGTTCAGGTAAGTCCGAAGGTGCAAAGGTAATCTTCGCTGAAATGTTTAAGCGAAGTGAAACTGAAATGTGGGTAATCGATATTACCAAGGGCGAGCAAACCCTTGGTGTTGTTATGCCTTACCTAGACTGGACAATCACCGATGAAAAGATTGCCGATCTACTTTTCAAGAAGTTCCCTAAGGTCATCAAGGATAGAGCTGACCATCTTGGTAAGAAGCATTTGTCAAAGTGGGAACCAGGCTGCGGTCTGAGCTTCGTCTATCTACATGTTGAAGAAGCATCGGGTCTTATTGCCAATAACCCGGCATTTATTAAGATGATGGAAACAGCACGTTCTGTTGGTATTCAGATTACTGCTTCATTGCAGCGTGCTAGCTTCCAGGCTATTGATACCGCCGCCCGCGCGCAATTCTCTTCAGTATTGTGTTTTGGTGTGCAGGATATTTCAGATGCCACCTTTGCACTTCCAGATGAAGTTATCGATGCAGGTGCAAATCCGGCAATTTGGAAGAACAAGCGCCAAGGTTATAACTACCTCGTACACCCGGATGCCGATGATGACTATTGGACTACCCCAGCCCGTACTAAGTTAATTAGTAACGACACTCTTGAACTTGCTGGTAAGAACCGCTTGCCACATGAGCTTGACCGTGTTACCCTAGGTGCGCTAGGAGACCTCTATCAGGCCGAGCTTGACGAAGTTCCTACAAACGACGATGAAGAAATCGACGAACTATATCCAATGGAGGAACGTGAAGAAGTGGCAGAGGACCTAGAAGATATTGAGGAACTTGCTATGAAGAATGAAACTATATTGCAATTCGATAAGCCAGTAGAAATGTCTGTCGAAGAAGCAAGGGAAGTCCTAGAAGAAGCCCTACAGGACTTGCGTACACGCGGCAGCGAATTTGATGCAACAGCATTGAAGGATGTTCCTGTGGTGACCGGTAGAAGCCGAGCATGGCTCTATAAAGAACTACAGAAGAAGGTAGAAAATGGCGAGCTTGAAAAAGAAGACGCGACATACAAGTTCCCACCTGACCTTAGGCGCAAGAGTGAATAAGTTAGTGGCTAGTGTGCTTATCGGTACACTAGCCCTAATTCTTAGCGCTTGTAATCAACCCCAATACGATCGTAATGCATGGGGGGATTGGGCAAAGCATGATGGAACCTGTGACACTCGTGAATATCTGGTGAAGCTCGAAGGTACTGGGGTTTATACCGATAAGGATTGTAAGGCTGTAAATGGACGTTGGTACTCCGTTTATGACGACACAATTACCTTGGACCCCCGGACCTTAGATATTGACCATGTTGTTCCATTGCATGAAGCATTTGATTCTGGTGCACAAAACTGGAGTCGAACCCAAATGAATCAGTTCTATAATGACCTGGATAATCTCATGGTTGTTAGCGCCCGGTCAAATCGTTCCAAGGGCGATAAGGACCCGGCAAGCTGGCTTCCTGTACGCCAGGAAGTTTGCGACTACCTAAACAAATATACATTTGTAAAACAAAAGTATCGTTTGTCCTATGATGAACGAGAGCGAGGTGCAATCCTTGCTCAACGATGCAAAGGAGTAAGGATTTGAATAAGCCACTGCTTTTGGTTGATGTCGATGGACCATTGAATCCGTATAAGGGTAAGCCTACCAAGCGACCTGAAGGCTATACTACCCATCGGCTCACTCCAAAGAATTGGATCGGGAAGCCGCTAAGACTATGGCTTAATCCAGAGCATGGACCAATGCTTACCAAGTTTGCCGCTGAGAACGACATGGAGCTAGCTTGGGCTACTACATGGGAGCATGAGGCTAATACACTCATCGGCCCGCGCATCGGCCTAGAAGAGCACTGGCCCGTTGTGGAATTTGCAAATGACCTCAGGGTCCTAACCCTTTGGAAGTTTGCTGCTGTCCGCGATTATGCGGCGGGAAGGGACCTTGTGTGGCTTGATGACGATTTCAGTCGCTATCCGGAAGCGAAGGATCGTTTCATGCAGGCACGTACAGGAACACGTACACGGTTACACTTCGTGTCTCCTTCGGTTGGCTTAACCCAGGCAGATTTGGATGAAGTTAAGAATTGGCTAGGCAAGTGAAAGAAAGATGGAAGCCGGTTCCCGGATATGAACGCTACTTTGTTTCGGAGTGTGGGCGTATCTGGGATACCGAAAGAAAAGGATTGGTAAAGCAAACTCCCAACGAGAAAGGGTATTTAACCGTACAACTAAATAATTGGGAGCATACGAAACGCAAGGGATGGAAAGACACAGAGTTGTCATGCTGGCTTTTGAGGGTCCTAGCACCCTGACTGTAGATCACAAAGATCGTAACAAAAAGAACAATCATTTTTCAAATTTAGAGTATGTTACCAATCTAGAAAACGTGTTACGGCATCATTCAAGACCTGTCAACTATACACAAAGTGACTGTCACCTTTGCCACCTTTGCTTAAAGTAATCAAAAAATATTGTCACCATGTTGTCACCTAGGCTTGTCACCCTACCCAAAATGATCTTCCACCAGGAAAAAGAGAGAGGGTGACAAGTCCTTGTTGATCTGCTAGAATCGAATTGAATCTGTACGACTGCCGCGCCTGCGCGCACGTACGCATGCATAACATTACGGAGGGTACACATACATGCGCACACACGACCTGTACGGGTCAGGTTACATCCTAAATGATTTGGGGCAAATCTGGTCTCCATACAAAAAGGATTACCTGAAATTGTCAGAAAATGTACATGGATGTGCGTTCACAACAATTATGCTGAACCCCGAGAAATGCATGGGTATTTTGGTTCATAGGGAAGTTTGGAAAGCTTTTAAGAAGACACCAATTCCATTTGGTGGCTTGATTCATATAGATGGAAACAAGATGAATCCTGCTTTGGATAACCTGCAACCAAAGCATCCCGGTTGGCAATACGTAGAATACATAAAGCAGGGTATTACTATAACCAAGATTGCAAAGCATTATGACCTACCAAAGAAGTCAATCAGTGAAGTAGTTTCATTGCTTGTCCCTGGTGGTATTAGAGAATTGCGTAAGCAATATCCAATGAATAAATCTAGGGATGTAGTATGAAGCGAACTATTATCAAGGCTGGCTTAAACGCAATGGTATTTGCAATTAACTTGCAGCTTAAAAATAAGCACCTACCACGTTGGGCACGGAAGGAATTAGAAGATGACAAAGCAGAATTCGAACAAGCCCTTACCCAACAACGCCGCTCTAGCCGATAGCCTTGAATACACCCTTGGGCAAATTAAGGGCGACATGTTTAAAGCGGTAAGTCGTGGCGATATGACCTCGGCACACTACTACCGTGAACAGTACGCAGTAACCGAAACAATTATTTACGCATTACGTAACAACCGGATAGCTAGAACAGACAAAGATGTAGAAAGATTAGTAAGTGGCAAGTAAGCATTTTTTCTTAAATCGCAAGAAAGACATAAGTGGTATCAGTGGCACTGGCCGAGTGGCGGAAGGCTTTGTTTTTGACAATGGTGTAGTAGCTATGACCTGGCTTACGCAATTCACCAGTACTGCTGTTTACCAGTCTATTGAACATGTAGAACGAATTCATGGACATGCTGGTGCCACAGAAATTGAATGGGTTGAATGAGTCAAAAATACGAAGATTTTGCAGAGCAATATGGTCTAGATCGGGATGCTGAGCCATGGCGCACTATGGATATCATTTGGCGTGAGCTATGGGATTACCGAGAAAGGCTTTTAGACGACCGAGCGAACTACCAAACGATTGGTGTTGACCTCGGTTACCTAGACGGCAAGCTAGAAGCAAGTGGTTTTGTGCAAGGAATTTTTTTCAGAGAAATGCTTGATATGATTAAGAGGAAACGAAATGGCTACACAAGCTGAAAAACTAAAGAAGGGTATTGAGACTCTTACCTGGCGTATTGCAGCGTTAGCTGAACGTCTACTAAATGAGTCATCAGATCGTGGCGACACCCCGCGCGATACTGTTCGACAGATCAATGAATACGTTCGTGCCAAGCTAGCGCTTAAGCGTGAACTGGAAGACCTCACAGTTGGAGACAATGCTGTAGCACAGTCCAACGAAAATGCTTCAAATGCTGCTGACCAGATCAATTCAATTGCTGCGGTACAACACGACCACACAAAGGCAGAAGAAGTTCCCGGTCAACAATCGTGGTGGAAGCGTAGCTGATGTATGACCACCAAATAAAATACATTGGTGGTCCATTGGATGGCAAGGTGCGCTGGGTTGATGAAGTACCAGCCACCTTGTCACCAGCAGCTGGGGTTACCTATTACAGGCACAAGCGCAATAACAAGGGCATTTGGGAATACAAGGTAAAGAAGGCCAAATGAGCACCTACGAAGAATTGCTCACTGATCTAGAAACTAAACTAGAAGAAGTATGGGACGATTACGATAAAGTTGAAGCTATGGGTAACCTTGCAAAAAGCCAGTATCTTCTTGGCAAGATCCGAGGAATAGAATATGCCATTGCGCTTGTGCAGGCTGAATTTGGTACAGCATGACCAAACCTGCTTTTATAGCTAGTAATATGTCAAGAATAAATTTTAATCCATTCCGACGCAAAGGATATTTTGTTGGCGGCAAACGGGATGGAGAAACATTCGATTTCTACGACGCCGACGATGAATACGAATTCAATGGTGAAACCTATATCTATGCTGGCACAGAAGGCGTTTTGCACATCTATGAACTTTGGGAAGAAGAATGAAAGAACCTGATTGGGCGCGTGGCTGGGAGCTACTTGAGCAATATAAAAAGTCCTTGAGTAGTACACGTTTAGGACTACAAAAACCATTGCTTGACGCAATTGCAGAGCTGCTAAATAAGCAGGATACTGCTGGTTATACCTTGCTCAGGCAGTTTTTCATTCAGGAAAGTGCATTAAGGTTTAATGAAAAATACGTCAGCAAAGTCTATGCATATCGTGAATGGTTTGATGCCCGGGTCGAACTTACTGGAGAGCATTACAAGGATGTGGACGAAGCTTATAGGCAAGCCTTCGATGCGAAGTATAAAATTTAAGGCTGCAAGCTATGGCTTGCAAATAATTACAAAAGCTAAAGTAGTAAAAGTGCATAAAAAAATACCGCCCCCTCCGCCGCGAGGCAGAAGGGGCAAGGAGCTACTTACTGAAAGTAGAGATGAAATGCATGACCTTGGTGGAGTACAATAATGGATAGAAATATTATTACAAAGCGGGATGCTACGAATATGGCATCTAAGCAGGAACGCGAAATCCTAGCCCGGTGGATGCAGCTTATACGCGGCGATTTGAATAATAGCCAGATTCACTTGGGTGATGCGCTTAAGCTAACCAAGGACGAATTAGATGCTGAATACTGGCGCGGATGCTTGGATACTGCACAGCACTTTTTGGCACTTATGGAAACAACCTTAGAAAGGGGGAAAGATGTATAACGTATATTTTTTGGATGGAATCAGGCAGGGTGACAGCGATGTAATGGATTCGCTGGAAGATCCCAGCATGCAAATCAAGGACGGCAATGGTCAGGTTTACCATTTGCAGGATGATCCAAGGCAACAACTAGCTGTCTTTCGTTATAGCGTATTTCAAAAGCCAGCAGGCGGATTTGGAGCCTAAGCACAATGGCTAAGTATAAAATTAGGTTTGTTGATGGACCGCTCATGGGCCAGCAAAGCGAAACCGATGTGCTTTACTATAAGATTTCCAAGTGGCCGGAAGGTGGCAACAGGCCAACCAGCTATTTCCGCAAGGACAATCCTAACGATCGACTCAAGGAATACAGGTATAGCGTAAAGCCATGAACACTAACAACGAAGTTGTAGACTGTAGAAGTACTGAAGGTACTACCGTAGGGCTAATAGACGCATTGATCAGCGTAGCACGGGTTTTGGCACCAAGGGACCTGCGAACCCCAGCAGTGCTAGAAGCGCTAAAGGATCTAGCAGACGATGAAGATATTAAGCAAGTACTTAGTGCAGCACTATATGCACGTAGTGACGTATTTATGCAAAAATTAATGGAGGATAGATGCCAAACCAAAAAGACTTCTACGACGAAGTAATAGATAACCTAGAAAAGGTGCTACAGAGTATAGGAACTAAGCTCAATGCGCTCAATACCGATGACCCTGCCGCACTGGATTCCTTTTTTGACCTGGCAATTAAAGCCCGGAGTTTGCTTGAATTACATGAATTTTTTGGCAGGCTGCGAAATGAAAAGAAACCAAGAGCTTGGCCAGTCCCAAAGGTGTAAGCAATGCAAAGTGAACTTGACAAAATTTGGGCGGCGAAGATGGAACTTAAAAGTCTATACTTCGTAGACGGGCCGGTAAAAGGGGACCATCAATATTCGGACAAACTACACGCCTCAATTAAACGCTTTCCGCGCGGGGTAGTGGCTACTACCTATTACCTAATAGACAATCCCCAGCAAGATTTACTAGAATACAGATACAGTATTAGGAAACCAAATGCCTAAGGGACGCTACAATGGCCGAGCAGTTGACTACATGAAATGGAACGGCCACAACAGACAGGCTATTGCCGACTGGATGCCTAAAAGCTATATAATCTATATTAGCGAAGCCTTGCAAGGAAACGTACTTGTTTATGCCAAAGGTGGTCAGCGAAATGCTGTTATGGTTGGCCAGCTTATTGTCAAGGACGGATCAAAGTTAGCTGTACTGAATGAAGATATGCTCGATAAGGGCTAGTAACACAGTAACTTTTTATTCCTAGCATTTTGTAACTATATAGGTAATGTAGATGATGTACGTTTAAAAAAAGAATTGCAAAAAAGAATAGTGCGCACATATAACGAAACAATTAACGCGCGCAATTGCATTTACATTTCTACTAGGCAAAATAATTACATTTGCTGGTGAAAAAGAAAAGGCCCCAGTATTGAATACCCAGGGCCTTTTCTTTTGTATGTAGTAATTGAATAAAACAAATAAAAGAATTGGCGGGGGAGTAGTGTTGTCTATCCTACTAGTAGGAAACAACACCAATAGACCAACAAAGGGCTTTCCTCAACCCCGCCTATTGCTAGCTATATGCATAGCAATTCATTCTTTAATTCTTTTATTTAGTTGTTTATATATGTATATGTACTAGTAGTAATAGCATAGGCTATGTATGTGTGCTATGTATGTACTACTAGTAGGGAATACACTAATGAATAAGCATAGTATTAGCTGGGGGTATAGTATGTATGCCTACCCTATTGGGTAACGCTATAACCAAACCATTCCCCAATACTACTAATAACACCTACTAGTAATACCAATAGGCATATAGCAATGGGGGTGCCTAACAATAGTGCCATAGTAACAAGAATTGGGTGTTGTTTATTCGGCATATATACCCTTTCACCTGCGATTATTCGCTTTTTTAATTGCGGCAATATACACTCATATTGCCTTTTTAGCTAATTAGAATAAACGGAGTGCCCACTACGTATAATATAGCCAGCTAAATAACACCCTTTTGTATAGCCCAGGTACTAGCAATAAGCACTACTACACCTAATGCCAATAGTCCCCATTTCTTATTTATAAATCCCCATACTACTAGTGCTGCTCCTACTAGTAGACACCATGTATGCGTACTCATCCCACACCCCGCCTTTTTAGTAGCTTCGCTCTAATACCGTTTATTTGCATAGCCATAGTAACTAGCTCTATGACCATGCACCACTGTGCTAGCTGCATAGCCTTTGCTCCTATCCGCTGTAGCGCATGCGTACGCATGCCTAGCTTCCATGCTAAGGGGCTATATGCCACGCCTAGGGTAAGCACACCGACCCTATGCATAGCGGCTGTCCTAGCGGCTCTGCTAGCCGCATTTTGGGCAGCAAAAAGGCCCCCTTTCGGGGGCCTTTTTTAGTTCTGGTAGAAGTCTTCCATATCGTCGTTCACTGCCATGAGCAACGCTGTGACATCCGCCGGGTTCATCTTCCGGATGACCAGATCCTCAGCGTCCGCTTTTTCGTCCACCAGGATGTTGTAAAGGCGAACCGCGATGGCTTTGAAGTCTTCCATTTTGGATTTCCACTCTGTAGTTGTTTCTTGCTTATGTAATAAGCTTAACCGCTACAAAGCATGATCGCAATACCTTTCCCAAACTTTTTCAAACTTTTTTAGCGAGGTGCTTCACGTTCGCTGCTAAAGATCACTTAGCCTTTACAACTCTAAAGTGAACCATTCCCGCCGGAATTGAATGCTCACGGCACTTCGTAATTTTACGCTTATTCATTGCTTTTGTTAGATCAGCGTTAAGCTTGTCCTTATTGACATTTCTGAAGATGAGCCGTTGTCTAATTCCATTAGGATAATTGTCCAGCCAGTAGGTGACCTCCCAAGGACCTTGATTCATTGCCATATATTTCCCCTATTCATCATCCAAAGCTTTTGCCCAATCATTCGCCCGGCGGGAATTAAAACGCAGCACAGTTCCATTCTGCCGCATAAGCTTAGTGCCATCACGATGAATGACATAAAACAAATCATCTTCCCCCGGAACAGCTTCCAGCATATGCAATTCGTGCACAGTCTTTTCGCATAAACAATTGATTAGTGGCATTTGCTTTCCCTTTCTAATACTCAACGGTGGAATAGGAAGGTGCTAAGCCTAAGGCTTTCCTATTCCCCGCAAAGAATTAGACCAGGACCGATTCCCGCTCCGAAAGCAACAGATTCACCCATTCATCTTGCAGGGCATCGTACTTTTCGAAACCGAAATCGTCGTGATAAGTCTGGAAAAAGCCGTACTCGGTACCCACCCGGTCACGAGCTTCGTAATCGTAATCCCTAGGCTCGGTTTCGGGGAAAAGTGCATCCATTCCCGTAGCGTAACGCCCGAAGATTTGCCCGAGAACGCAATCCCAATCGCTATCCATGTGCAGCGTGTGCACGTCGACCATGTCCCGCTGTGCACGCGTGAGCAAATTGAAGCCCTTGGCAACGCGTGTCTTGATTTCGTCAATGTTGAAATCGTGCATTTCAGAAACTCCCAATCGGTTCAAGTAGAGCGTTCAGTTCCCGGATTTCGCGTTCCTTGCGCAGCATGTCCGCCCAAATGCACGTAAGCATCGGATAGCGGGACCAGTAGTTAGGTGTAGCAGCAGCGACGAAAAAGCCGCAACGGGCAGCCTCCCGAAGCTCTTCGTTTTCGGCATCACCGAACAACGCGCTCACCCCTGTACCAAAGTCGCCGTAGAGCTGTCCTAGGACGCAATCGCCGTCCGACTGCACATCCAAGCGAGCAAGGTCTACACGGTCCCGCTGGTCCGTCGTAAGCATGCGCATTCCGCGCTTGACCATTTCGCGGCACTCGAATTCCAGTTCGTTAAGCATCATCGCTTTACCTTCCGCAGAAACTCGGTACGGATGCCCACAACAGCCGTAGGCACTTGCAAAACCTTATTGCGCAGCGTAGCAGCCACCCAAGCAAGTCGAGCCTTGCGGATGCCATCCGGCATGTCCGGGGTTCGAATTAGCGTTCGCATTTCAATCCTTGAGTAGCAGATAGAAGTAAAAACAGGCAGCTGCAATAGCAGCCAATACAACAATTGCTTCAGGCCAATTCATTCATTTACTCCATTTCGCATTTCTAGTCCAGCAATAACCCGCATAACCAATGTTTTCGGGCAATTGCGTTGTGATCAGTGTTCCGTTGTTGTACTTCACATGCCAAATGCCGCTAGACTCACGGCGTGGTTTCTCCTCGCACCGTACTACCCGGCCGTTGGGGAGTCGAAACGAGTCCCCCGGAAGCAAAACCGATGTCAAAGACGTGCACCCGGTCGATTTGGACAACTGTCCTCCCATTTCGAGTAATCAGATACTTGTCACCACGCACACGATAGCGCGCGTTCTCGAAAGTGCCACGCTTACCGTTGTAAAGCTCAATTTCAACGTTCGACATTCCGTTTTCCTTTTCCGAAATAGTCATCCGGGTTTTTCCAGGCGTCAATCAAAACGAGGATAACCCAAATGGGTAGAACTGTCCCGACAAAAGCGAGTAGTGCCGACTGCACTTCTTTACCCTTCTATTCCTATGTCGTGAGCATTTAAAAAAGCGCGGGGTAAAACTACCCCGCGCCAATTTAACGGCTCTCAAAATTATTCTTTCCAACACCACTTAATCCAGGATTGTGGAATACCGGTTGGTCCGCTAGCATTCTCCAGTCGAGCCAACGCGTAATGGTTGGCGAATACGCTTGCAATTCTGAGGTCGTCCCCGGTCTTGCCCATCGCATACCAAAAGGCAGGGAGGTAATTGCTGGTGAATGCTTCCTGGCTTTCAGGCATATTGCACAGCCTTTCCAAAAATGCGATCGATTTCATCAAAATCGATTTCACGAATGGGGGAGTCAAGCATAAAATCAATGTGTGTTACTGACTGCACTTTGCCATGCTTGATATATTCTTCAGGAATGTCCCAGACGCGCACCACAAAATCGGCGAGAAAGAACAGCTCAAAATAACCCTTGAACCATTCCGCGAGCTTTTCCAGCGAATCGAAACCACACACGAAGTCGCCATCAAATGGGGGATCGAAAATCCCCCATTCCATACCAACCGAAAGATGCACGTTGTCCGTACTGTGCTCCTCGTTCATGTCAGCAAGGCCGCTTCGAATTTCACGCGGATATGCTTGACGATCGCAAGTATACGGCCCCATATGGATACTTTTACCCTGTACATTTTTCTTGTCTGTACGGTGGCACACTCTGTAGAAAAGCACCCTTGCTTCCTTTCAGATTCCCATTTCCCGGTCAACAGCACGATCGTATTCCGCGTCCGGATCACCGTAGTAATCCACGTATTCGTTATCGATTCCGAATTCATCCAAGTATTCGTGCTCCTTGCAATAGTCACCAGTGCAAGGCGCGTCGCAATACTGCTCCGGAACGCCATCGGTTGCCGGAATGGTAACCGCAGTGCAAGCGTTAGCCATTTTCAGTTAGCTCCCACGTAGTCGTAATCGTTGACCTCAGCACCCGCGCGGAAAGCACGTGCACGCTGAATGCCGTTGCGCCGATTGTCCGGCATGTGCGGGGTTTCGTCTCGGCATTCCTCGCACACATCATCCGCATTTACAGTCAAGTTGCCACACTCACACTCGCGGATTCGCATTGCCATTTCTTTTCCCTTTCCGTTTCCAACGGTTAGCAAGCATGCCGCCCGTAGGCGGCATGCAAGCTAGCTATTGGCTACGCGTTCGCGGGAGTCTCCTCGGAAACCGGCTGAGTAGCCGTCTCCGGTGCCGAAGTGCTCTCCCCGGTGCCCTTACCCTTGGCACGCGAGTTACGCGGCGCACGCGGCTTGCTGGGAGCCTTTTCGGCAGGCTTGGGAGCCTGCTCCGGGGTCAACACTGCGTCAAGCGCGGCAAGCGCGTTCGCATCCGGCTCGGCAACGCCCACAACCGGGGTGATGCTCGCCTTAGCGATGTCCGCATCTTCCCATCCGATGAACAGCTTTTCGGACTTGCGAAGTTCCGAAATGGCCTCACGGATACGCGAGTCGCCAAGCGAGCCTTTCATACCCTCAGCGTGCAAGATCTCCCGCAGAACCTTGATAGAAACGCGGATGGTCTCGCCCTTGGCAAGCGGACGACGGTTGCCCTTGCTGTCAGGCTTGCCGTAAAGCGTGCGGGTGATTTCGTACTCACGCTGTCCGGCCCCAACCGGGGCCAGCTTGACAGGCTTGGGGAGGTAGGTCCCCTGAACCTCAAAACCCAGTTCGGTAAGAGCGTTCCAAAGAGCCGTCTTCGGGGGCTTGCCCTGCGCAACGGGCCACTTAACGCCAACCTTGGCAGCAGCAGCCTTAGCGGTAACACGGTCGTTGATAACGATAACCTTTTCCGACATTTTATTTCTCCTGTTTATTTTCGGTCGGGTGTTGCTACGGGCAATTGTTTGCCCTTGTGACCCCGGTTGGTTTTGAGCCATACATTCAATTTCAATGTACCGGGGCCGAAAGCTTACTTACCGGCGGCCTTTCTGGTCTGCCGGTAGTGCACAATTGCGACGAACGCGTAAGACGCGAACATCAGTGCGGGGGTTTCGTGCAAAACAACCATCGAACCATAACCGAGCATCATCACGATGTGTTCCGTTTCGATTTCCCCCTTGGTGTTCACGTGGTGCACGTGGTGCAGCGGGATCGATCGAACGGCGGACAGTTTCGCGATAAGGGTACGCATTGGGAGCGCCTTTCATCGGTGTTCGAAATGTTGCCCTTATGGGAAACGTATTCCCGACCGGAATTGAACCGGTAATTGCTAGCCCCTAAGCATTGCTAGCACGGGAACCCTTTAGCTAATTCTTGCGATAGAAAGCGAAAGCTTCGAATCGGTCACCGTGCCAATGCGACCCGCAACCCTCACAGGAAGTGGTGCAGTAACCAAATTCCTTAACACCAGGCACCAACGGCTCAAGCGTTGCATTTACCGTAGGATGTGTTTCGCCTACTGGCCAACGCGTTTCAAGTGCAGCCCCGACCTTTTCGGCCGTGTCCTCACCATCGTTAATTTCGCCGTTCGAAAGCAATTGAATGCAATCGACACAAACAGAAAGCGGAATGACGATATAGCGTTCGTCTTCCTCAACCATCACTTAGCCTCATATTCCACAATTGTGCACCAATTACCATTGAGCAGGAATTCAACGGTAACCTTATCGTTGCACCATTCGCCATCCGAAACCCCGATGCGTTCGAGCCACACGCGCTCATCCTCGGTTTCGATTTTGAGATCGGCTGTTTGGGTTTCCGAAACGGTAGGCATTGCCTCCAAATCGTCAAGCCGCAATTCCGTATAGCCTTGCGAAACGGCCCATGGTAAGTATTCCTCGGAAAAAACAAGTTCGTTCACGACTGCACCAACTGACTGATAGCCGTTGTGGTGGGACCGTAGTGCTTGCCTGCCGTTGTTTTGGAGTAGCTGTGTCCGGGGTCCACCCAACCGGTTTCCTTGTCATGCCAGGCAATCGGAGTGGAGTAGGAATAGACGACGTAGTCGATCATTCCCAGCCAAAAACGTTCCTTGAACAGAATGGCGTTCGGTGCATCACTTTCGAGCCACCCAACCGAGGAACCTTCTGGCACACCACCCCGGAAAGAACCGCTGCGGTTGCTGAACGGCTCCAAATTGGAGAGCCACACTTTCAGCCCCCACCAGTGAACAGCGTTCGTACCATGTGCGTACCAAACGTTTTTCATTGTTTCACTTTCTATCAGTGAGACACGTTTCATGTGCCCCGCGACATTCATTTCTGAAAATGATTGTGGTCAGTTCTTGCTCGCTAGTCATTTCCTTTTTGCAACGCGGGCACTTACCGTACTCTTTTATTCTTTCCACAGTATTCGTCATTGCAATTCTGCCATATAGCCGACACGCAATTTGCGAACCATGATGCGAATACCATCGGTGCTAGTCATTGTCCAGTACTGATAACCTTCCTGGAAATCGCAATCCATCATGTAGACCTTATCGAAACCCGCGCTTTCATTTCGACAAGCACTGTAGATGAGGTCTACCAAGTCGGTGCGGTCGATAAGTTCCATCACAGCCTCTCAGTCGCTCTCCAACAAGATCCAAAGGGCCGGTAGGTAGCCTTACCCTACCGGCCCCGTACAGTGGCTTACAGGACCGTTCAGGCAGCCGTACGCGTGGCCTTGCGCTGTCCAGCGTGGTCGATAACCGCGTAGGTCTGGATACCGCGTCGGGTGGCAATGATCAGCGCGTCGCACGCGGCGCCGTAGGACTTGTGGTCACTGGTCACCCCGTCCACGGTGAGCAGGAACGGACGAGCGGGGTTCACGTTGCCGTGCAACAGCTCGATTTCCCAGGGAGCCATGATCTCAACGTCACCGTTGGGGTTTTCGACGTGCGCTGCGATTGCCTGGATTTCGTCGTCAGTGAGCTTTTCCGGAAGGGCCGGAACGTCGTCGGTGGTGTCTTCCGCCACGTCCGCATCCTGGATCCAGTCCGAGTGAACGAGCGTGAGAGTGTCCGGGTCCACGTTCTTACGGCTGGACTTCTCACCGATCAGGTTGAGCGATTCCCCATCGAATCGAACCGTGTACTCAACCTTGCCCTTGCCGATGCGGACGACGTCACCGTTGTTGAACGACATTTTTATTTCTCCTAATTAGTTTCGACCGGAGTCGATATCACGCTTTGCTTGCTTGATTGTTTCGTTAGCCTTTTTGAAGGCCTTTTTTCCAAGGTTCTTTCGAATTGCCTTAACGGCCTTTTTGATTTTGCCCATTTGGGCACCCTTTCTAAGTAGGTAAGGGGGTGCGCGTCGCAATACACGCACCCGATACTTACTTAGTCGGCTTGGCAATCGCCCTTGCAACGCTGTCCTTGGCCTCGTAACCACCCGGCAGAACTTCATTCAACCATGCCACGTAATCCCGCAGAACACCCCGCTTGGTTCGCTTGAGCGATCCGCACAAATCCTTGGCTTGCAACATGGGAGAAACCTTTTTGGTAAAGCGTTCCCCCCGATTGACTTCGAAAGCCAGCATGTACGCAACCGAAAGCATGGTGTGAATCTGCACCATTCTGTCAGTTGCCTTTTCCATGGCTTCCACAATTCCGGTGCGACTCATTGCAGGTATCCAATTCTTTTCCAGTGGCCACGCACAAGCGCGGCCAGAATGACAAAACCGAACCAAAAACCGATAACCGCCGGGAAAATAACGATGCTCACACCGGCGATCAAAACAAATGCAAGTGCAAGCATTCCCTATTCCTTTTTATTCACTCACCAACCATTGCGCGGGTGGTAGCGACTGTAAGAATAGGTTGCCGCACTTCCCGGGTTTGCCTTGAGCCAAGCGTTTGTGATTTCACTTGCGGTAGCCGAAACGATTTTGTCGTCACCAGCAACCCGAAAGGTGAACAACTCCTTATCGACAATGCTGATACCATCTTCGGACATCTGTACACGCTTTTCGAGAACGCGCACAATCGAAACAGGGTGATCGAATGCCATTTAATTGCCTTTCCGAATAGACAATCGAATGCACGCTAGCGGTTAGCCACCGTGCACTCTCCTTGCTTAAGCGGAAAGCTTTTCTTCTAGATATTTGCGCATTTCGTATTCGAATGTGCCCGGAATGTATTCATCCGGGGCCGTAACAATTTCCCAGGGGTCAAGCATCGCTTTCCTTACTCATTCAGCGTTGGCCATTGCGCAGGTGAACCCACGCTTTCCACAATTCCTGCTTTGCCTTTTCGCTGAAAGAATTGTCGTCTTCCAGCATGTTCAGCAATTCGCACTGCATTTCTTCCAGGCGGACGCGATTGGTTCGGCGGATGGAATCGCGGACGTTGGCCATTGCCCATTCCGTCGGGGAAAGATCCTCGCCGGATTCGCAAATACCACACATCCAATCGATGCCACAACCACCCACGTAAACACCATGCACACAGTAGCCGTCAAGCTCACCAGCCCAGTAAGCGCGGAACCGATCGTGAACGAAGGCAAGTTCAGAGCGGAACATTTCACGCTTTTCGGCAATCGTGACAGACATTTAATTCCCTTTCTGAACGGATAACAGACCATTCAAGCAAAAGCACCATTGAATGGTCGATTTCTATTCAGAAAACATTTCCGGAGCATTTCGGGCACATACACCACGCGTCATCCGAAATGCGGAATTCCTGCGGCATGTTCTCCCAAAAGAAATCGATGCTCGGGTGGAAGTTTTCTTCCGGAATCTGAATTGCAATGGTCATTGTCGGTGAATCCATGAAAACGTTAACCATGGTCGACATTGTTTTCCTTTCGGAATTGTTTCAAAGTTTAGTGGCCATTTGTTAAGGCAGTGGCCTCCGTGCCCAGCTGCCCCCGTTCGCGAGTGGTGGGGGATCGAACCCTACGGCTTAACGTGCCCGTTAAGCATCCCTCTAGCACCCCTACTAGGGCTGGTGGGAAAGTCCGGAGTCGACACCGGCCGTATGCTTCCCAGCACACTCACTTTTCATTCCCTCACTAGTGCCTGCCCTTTTATTAGCGGCATCATCTCTAGTTGCACGCTCATATCATCGCGTGCCTGGTCACCTTAATAGCTAAGGTCCGTAACTGTGCATGTCCATTCCATACACTGAATCGGATATTAGTCGGTTGTTAACCGCTCCAAACCTCTGTGGCTTGATTCCCGTTCGGGAGTCCGTCCCCGGACTAGGTAGTGGCAATAAGGCCCTGACTGCTACCCGCAGTTTTGTTAGTTATCTCACTTGCGCTATCCTGATGCGCTTGTGGGGAGTGAGCCCCTGTCCTAACCGTGAGGCTAGGCCCTTGTCTCCGCTACCCGGGGGCGGGGGGTGTAACCCCGGTTCCCGGTGCCCCGTGGTGGCGACATGGAGAACATTAGCCCTGTCCAGGGGGGTCGTCAAGTCTAGATGATCTTCATTTGTGCAGGTCAAAGGCATGATCAAATGCATTTCCGCAGGTCAAACACCTTTTTGAAATACTTCGTTTTGTCACCCGATTGGAGTAGTTCTAGAGCGATATCGCGCTTAAACGCCTGGTCAGGGGCCTATAACCCGATATCGCCCGGAAGTACCTAGGCAGGCTCCGCGCCCGTCTGTGTGCCTCTCAGGGGCAGGAACGGGCACGTGCGCGCGTCGCGCACGTACGCGGGTGCGCGCGGGCATGCAAGCCATGTTGCCAAGTAACTTGGTAAACACCGTTAATGTTTGTGCTGGCAGGATGCGGAACAGTGTTCCGGAACATAGTTAGTTCTTGTTGTCAAGCATATTGCGATAACCCTTTATCGCCGAAGATCAATATCACCCTGACCTGCTAAAACGACGCAAATGCTTGGCTAGGGTGCTTGTACCTGGGAAGCGCTTAAAGCCGTGTATGGAGCTCTCAGAACCCTTAAACGCGATGTCCGAGTTTCTTAACGTGGCAGTAGCTAAATAACGTGGTGTGCACATAACCAACTACTACGGTTGTATGTTTTTGGCCAACGTTTGTAGTAGCCGGTTATTTTCTAACCATCCCAACTGGTTGTGAATTTCCAACGACCACGGGGCAGTAGGTGAATTAGTAACCACCAGCATAGTGTGCCGCCTGGTCCGCTAGCCACAGGAAAAACATTACGATGGGACCCTAAAAAAGCAGGGAGTTTTGACCTTTACGATCCGCCTAAAAATTCCAGGGAATTTCAAAATTTGAATATTTAATTACGATTGGCTTTAATTTGAAATGTTGATCAACTTTAGTATGGCTGCTAGGCTATACGGAGCATACAAAGCAGAAAACCCCCAGACCATCCAACCAGTCCAGGGGAATTAATTCCGTGCCCCTGTGCTTGAATACAAGGGTAGTACAGCCCCATGGGGCTAGGCGAAACAGTTGGCGAATTTGCGCACCCACGCAGGGGCATTACGAGCCTCATGGGCATAGAAACAAATGCCGTACATTCCACCTGGGTTGGCCATAATATCCCTAGCCATCCAATCGTATAGATCTTCCTTGAGGAATGTTAATACCACGCCTTGTTCTCTGCCCCCGCCATAGGTCTTAGAGAAATGCACATTATAGGTAAGGCCATCGAATTTCAAATCCATGCGGTAATCGTTGTTGTTTTCAGAAAAAGTTACTGTAAGATTACTACGCATGCTTGATTCTAATTCACTTACCTTGCATTCTTCATCCAAAGCCATTGTGTACCCTCCAACTTATGAGTACCGTTTTGTATAACAAGGTTGCCAAGATCTAGCATCCACAAAGGCATTTTAGCAATGCAAGCACCACAATAAAAGATTTGCTTCCCTCGCGGGACACGAGCAGTGCTATATTTATTGCCGCAGCGCATACATCTGTATTCAAATGTAGCGTGTACTAATGTCCAATCGTATGCCATTTGCTCATTCAATACGAAGATCCTCCCACTGCTTACGCAATAGTCGGATTTGAGAAAGCATGATAGCCTGCTGTGCTTTTATAATTGGCATTCCAGGTACCAGGTCGTACTTTATGATGGTGTCTAGTTCATGTAATTCTGTGTCGATATCTGCATTATGCGCATCGCGCTTTTCTTCGTACAATCTTTGTGCTTCATCAGCTCGCGCAATGATGCTGTCAATCCAAGCCATTTCATTAGTCCTTACATTTTATTTGGAAACTTTTACATTTTTTCTTTAAAAGTTTTACATTTTATTTGTAAAAGCATGTATACAAGGATTCTAGGCGCGGAATCCAGTCTTTGTCTTAGTCCATTTAACAGGTGTCCACTTGGTGCCACGTAACCATGTTTCAGCTTTCCACATGGCCCGGCAATTCATGCATTTAAAGGTGCACCAATGGTGCGTAGCGCGTTTTGTCAATTTGCTATGCTCGTCGTATCTAAGCATTTTACTTAGTCGACCAGTTTTGCAATCACAATTTCTATTTGCTTTGGTTAGGTCTGGTTCATTCATTTGGAATAGCTGGCAAATCCATTTGAGCTAAGCTACAGCGGCACTTGCCTTTGCCACATTTCTTACGGTGCACAGCCAGTAAATCCCTGCGCATGTTTATTATTTCTTGACGAGTTAAAGGCTTGCCTGCATTTTTATGAAAGTGCTTGCCCATGTTTCCTCCCTTACATTTAAATCCTAAAGCTAAAGCCGGGGGTTCGAAAACCCCCGGCCTATTGTCACTTCTCTACACCATCAAAGGTGCGATAGACAGGCTTACGCCCAACGCGGTTACCCTCGGGAGTGAGCTGCCAAACGGCAACGTGACCCTTCTTGATCTTCTTAGCGGCAGTAAGCATTTTAGTCTTACTGCCGCTTTCTCGCATGTCCTGCTTTACGAATAGACCGAATTCGCCAGTTGCACCCATACTCTTTTTCATCCTTCTATCCTTTATTACTTATTAGCTGCTGCTACGCATCCCTGGTGACAATCTCCGTTGTCCCAAATGCGATGATTATTCTTACAATAAACAATACCATTTGCGTTTTGCCCGGCAGGAATACCCTTGGTTCTACCATCAGTGAAATGTGTATTATTGATCTCGTGCGCTGAAGGGAATTGGGAAACCTCACTCTTACAGTCGCTACAAATATAGCCACGGCGTTCAGGAGTGGTGCCACAGATAGGGCACTTGCCCTTCTGCAAACGTCGCTTGAATTCCGGAACAGCCTTGATGGCATTGATACCAATGATCTTACCGGTGGTGTCAATAATAGTGCTGATCTTACCCTTCGCCGCCGCATTTAGAACATTTTCACGTTCCTTGCGATTCATTCGCTTAATCTTACGGCGTTCCTTACGGTCTTCCTTACTGCCCTTTTTAAGTTCCTTAGCCTTGGCCTTATTCTTGTCGTATTCAGGACCAGTTGTACCAAAAATTGGCATTATTTACCCCTCAAGTTATCCTTGTATTCACTGAATAGTTTGCGTTTTAGTGCACGCTCAGCACTTGTTTTGACAGTACCTACAAACTTACCATCCAAATACCACTTATCCTCAAGCTTTGAACCCTTATTAATGAGTCGTTTGAGATCCTTTGCCGTCGGCCTGATATCAAACGCCGTATAAATACGATCGCTCATCTGAAAAAGCCACCATGATTCTTTCTGAACTGAGACTTGATCTCCTCAGCCTTCTTCTGTTCCCAAATCTTATGCTTAAGCTCATCCTCGGCCTGCTTAATTCCACCCTTGATTCGATGGCCATCAACAGAATAGACTTGAACTTCCTTATATCCTTCAGGATATTTGCGTGACTTTGAAACTCTTTCTTTTACGATCTTAGTCGTAATGCGCTTAAGATCGTCTTTGGTGAGAAGTAGCTTCTTATAGTTCTTTTCAAGTACCACGTGAACCCTCCGTGCTCGTCCGTGTCCGCTGCGTACAGCTTATCGCAACTTGCAGACTGCGTCAAGACCTAATCGCCAACTCGCGGCGGTGGAATTTCAGACCTAGGCTTGTTTCTAACGCATGGATGTTCAGTGGGGTTCATATACCCATCAAGTGTGGAAAACTTTTTTCCACACTTAAGGCATTTATATACTTTAGCCATTACGACGAAACCGCCTTTTGTTTTCGCGCTCAATGGCCAGCAAGGCATCTCGACGGCGCTTATCAAGCTGCTTTCGGTATTTCTTTTGAGCCTTGGTAGTGGTTTCATCACGAAGAATTACCTTTGTACGTTTAGGAGGCTTTTCCTTATGGTGTTTACCCATTTTAGACTCCCTTCTTCTAAAGCACATAACCTATTCCTTAAATAAAGTAAGGGGACCCCGAGAGGTCCCCTTACCGTCCTTTGTTCGCTCTCAGCGGAGCCCTAGCTTACCAGCACATTCCCAAGGTTGCAAGCCCCGCTTGCTACGCAAGCTTTCGGCTACAGCAATCTGTTCAGCCTTGGTGGCAAGGTCTGCACGCGGAGCATATTTCAAGCCTCCCGCACTTACCCAAGTGCCCTGGTTGAATTGAAGTCCACCATAATAACCGTTGCCGGTATTAATAGACCAATTACCAGTTGATTCACATTGTGCAATACGGTCCCAGACTCCGCCACTTACGTTTGAGTTTGTGTTTGAACGCTTTGGCTTTGGAGCGGAGTTCTTTTGAGCTTTTGTCTTAGGCTTTGGCTTAGATACTGCTTTTGGCTGTACCTTTACTTCTGCAACAGTCTTGATTTCGGCTGTTGCGATTGGAGCTGGTGCCTTTACAGGCATTTCAGTTGATTCACTTTCAACAAGCATAATTCTTGGTTCCTGAATTTGCGGCAGGGGCTTTGCTACGTTGTTGCTTTGCGCTGGTTCCGAAGTACCAACTAGCAGGCCAGCAATTGCTAAACCGGCTGCTGCCCCTGCCAAAACTCTTGACCTAACTCGTTTACTGTTCTTCATGTATCCTCCTAGTTTGTTCCCCCGAAGCATCCATTGTAACACTACCGTTATTATGACGCTAGTGCTCTGAGATGATTACTTTCCGTGTGCGGGTTTTGATCCCATGGACGCATGAAGCGTGGATTCACGCCACAATTTATTATTTCAACCTGTCTATCCGGATCTAGAAATTCAGCTGGAATGTATTTCCATCCCAAATCCAAGGCAGCATAAAAGCGATGGTGTCCATTCGATAATACCCTATGTGGGGATGTATCAATGGCAATTGGTGTGTTTATGCCATTTGTAGCAATATCGGAGTATAGACCTTCAAGGTTGTTGTCTTCCCGCTTCTTATTAGCTAGCATTGGATCTTGCCATTGTTCATGCGCCTTTCCGATAAGGTGACCGTAATGGCAAGGATCGCAATACTGGTCATCAATATCGTAATAATTATCTAAAAAGCTCGCATAGTCTCCCGGGTAAATATACCGGAGGATGTACCTTACGCTAAGCAGGATCTTCAAACTTCACCTAGCAATTCCTTACGCCAGGCTTCAAGTTGAATACCAAGATCCAATCGATCATCTGCCGGGACCATAAGTGTGTTAAGCAATAGCTTTGAAGCTTCCTGAAGGTAAAAAGCAACCATCATTGCAGCCTGTTCAGTTGCAAGCATGGGTCTACCCTGCTTATTAATCTGCTGCTGAATTCCTTCAGCCATTTGTTCAATTTGCCAAAGGATCTGTGGATCAATCATAGATTTTCCTCAACGATTTCAGCAATCTGCTCAAAACTAAGATTCTTTTCATCATTAAAGTGCATGAGGTTATCTTCTTGGTAATTGGTACCAGTGAATATATTGCCACTGCGGCAAGTCTCAACTTCTAGTCCGGCCCAGCGCATAACCTTATCGCTAAGGTCAGTGGTATTTACGTGTGAAGTACCATTAGGAAGATCCTCTACAATACCCCAGCCATATTCAGACTCAACCCAACGAACTACACCAGCCTTAACTGCTAGATCGGTAAGCACTCCAAGGCAGCAGAACCTATTATCGTAAGTGCGTAGCTTTAGCCTACCCTGCTCATAGTCACCTGAGCGAAGAGCGTTAAGAAACTGTGTCTTTACGACGGGTGCTAGCATTTGAATTTCACTCAATGGTTGAGTCATTAGTTGCTCCAATTAATTTCATAAACTTTGGGTAACCGGCAAGCTTTTCCTTGCGAGCCTCTGCTGCAAGCTTAGCTGCACCCTTATGGCCATCGCCATCTAGAGTCACCTTGTAATAGGTGTCTAGCGCTACGTGCCAACCTACTATACCTTCAGCCCGAAAGTCAAGCTCACGATCATCAACTTCTTGCGCAGCAAATGATCCTTGAGTTTCAAGTCGATGTAATTGCATTTCGTTAACCCAATCCTCGTAAGGACCTGAGTATAAAACGGGAACAGTAAGCAGACCATCTATATGGCCTACATTATCCTTATTCCAACGCTTGGTGTTGAATAGACTGAACCAATTGCGTGGTTGGTGGTAGCTACGTTGAATGTTCTTCCCCCAGTATTCACCAAAGTGGTACCCCGGTCCTAGTGCAAGCACAAGTTCAAGTGCATTGGCATAAACCCAAGCTGCAAGTCCTTGAATATCATTATCGAGTGACAGAAATTGCTTACGGGATTGAACACCGATAGCAAATCGTTGATCAGGGTAGTAAGATCCTCCCTTTACGACAGTTAGTGCATTACCATATAGATCGTCGCCCAAAATTTCTTTAATGACGATGCATGCATTCATGCCGTCAATTTTCTCAGTGATTGTGACATCTCGATATAATCTTCCTATCGAGCCAAATTTAGCAAATTCTAAATCAAATATCGTTTGCGGCATCTTCTTCCTTACGGGAATATCGGACTAGCTGTACAAGACTAAAGAGTTCACACATGGCAAAGAACCATGCTATTGCTGTAAATACAGCATTACCTGTGGTGAAAAAGATTATTGAAAAGACAAGAGAAATAAGTCCATACACAATAGCAACTGTAAGCCACTTACGAACAGTCATAATATTCACCTAGTCTTTAGGGGAGCTACGGTTACTCCCAGGTTCAGCAACGGTACATTGACCTCTAGGCCGTTGTCAAGCTTTAGTAGCGGCTTAGCTGTCTGTACTGGTGGAACGGTTGGTAGTGGTAATGGTGGTGGATTATTGGTTGTCGGAACGACAATGTTTTGTGTACCCGGCGCTTTTTGCGGCTGGATACTTGGGGCAGGAACATTTATTGCTCTACTGCCAGCGCTGTTCTGCGGGGTGACTTGGGCATGTGTCGGCACAGTGGTTGTGCTGCTTGCCGGGGTGGACGGAACAACATTTTGATTTGATGGTGGGTTAGCAGCAATTGGAGCACTACTACGAATATCCACAAAAGAAAATAGGCTAAGCACGAAGAGAATACCAAGAAATAGCGATAGGATTACTAGCGCTGGATTTAGTCTTGATGTTTTTCTATGCTTAGCCATATTTAAATATTACTCCTAATTAGCTGGACATACAACTCTGCTTAAGCTCCAATGGCAAAATGGTGTTGAAACATATGCTACTGTAACAAAAAAGGCAAGCATGGCTACAATTGCCAATATGGTTGAAAGAACCTTATGCTGTTCCTGAACCCGAAGTTTTACTCCAACCAGGCACACCAACACTTCTCCCAATAATATTACCCCATACAATACTATTTTAAGCATGTCCATAATTAAATTTTAGCATATAACGTGAAATTAGCATCTAGCCAATCCTTGAGAACAATAGCCAGATGCATTCGATGCGTATAAATGCCCTTTACGTATACCTTCCAACCACAAATACAACCTCCATCATCTTCACGCTGGTGATCTAGTAGCACTTCATGGTATATTCTTCCTTCAAGATCATCAAAGCTTGAGATTGACATCTCAACCACATCCCAGCAGGCTGTTGATCATAGCTCCCCATCCTTCCAGCCCCGGCGGAGCCGTAGGTTTGTTACTAACGCGTACAGGGCACACAAGACCCACCATAGGGCCTTGCATACCCCAACAGCACACCATCCTATGAACATCAAGAGCATACCTGCACCCCAGAGCACAGCGTCAAGCCAGGTGATCCTATGTATAAAGGTCACCCGCTTAGACACTGGTCTTTCGTACAGGAATGGCATAAGCGTGAGCCTAGCAGTCAGACTAACAATTGTCAATACTTGATGCTAGACTTCACGAATTCAAACTTACTCGATTCAGAGACTTTCTCTTCGAATACGGTTTCTCCAACTTCGGCACAGAATGAGTTGTAGATGGTGGCAGCCTTATTTGGTAGATCACCAAGTATCCTACATCTCGTTTTACTATTAGGATCAGTATGTGTTATACGAAACTTCTTAGTCACCTGACGTCCCTATATGTAACACCATCTCTGATATCCTTAATAGCATTTGCCCCGACGCCAAACATTTTGGAGATTTTTACAATTGTAGTTTTTAATGCCAACTCTTTCCGAATCAAGCGTACCTGTTCTGGAGTAAGCTTCCTCCTATCCCTGGGATTGATACCCTTATTTACTCGCGGTGGTTGCTTAGGCTTATCAACCCAAGGTTCAGCATATCGGTAGCCCATAACTATTTCGGAAATAGCTCTGGTGCCAATGTTATATTCCTTTGCAAGGTCTTTTTGCTTGACACCATTTTTTGCCTTTTTGCGGATTTCCTCAGCTTGCTTAAAGGTTAGCTTTCTTTCTGTCATATCCAATCACCATCTGCTTCTTCAATCGCAGTAATTGCACGATCATCAATATATCGGTAATAGAGTGGCTTACCGCATTGGATCTCCTTGAAAGGAATTCCATGGTAGTTTAGCCATCCTTCAATATTTTCGTAATCTGTCCACGGGCGGCTGGTGTGAATAATAATCTTATATCCCTTATCCACCGCCCGTCTGAGTCTTGCAACATTATTTCTTAATGGAGCACCGATATCAGAAGTAGGATTATCCGCAGTCCAAATCGGTGCTGCCAGCGTTCCATCTAAATCAACACCAAGCCACTTTAAATCGCTTCTTGGTGGTACGGACTTATAAATCACTTAATATTTGCCTTTTCATACTGTGCCTTAAGCTTCTTAAGGTCTTCTTCCCACTTGACAACCTTACGCTTGGATTCCTTGAGATCATCCTCAAAAAGATATCGAGTTGTGGAATCAGCTTCAATAAGACCTTCGTACTGCTTTACCTTAAGTCGCTCATCCTTAAGCAAACCTTCGACGGCATCAATTTCCCGCTTAAGCTTCTTCATATCCTTTACTACCCCGCCAATAACCAGCAGGATGATCGGAACCAAAGGCCAGAAGAACACTGCAAAAAACATCGTGCAACCTGGATAAGCATTCTTATAGTTTGGGTCTTCTCGCTTCTGCCTAGCCATACCAGTGATAGTCTGCCGGAGAAAAATAAGACCGATTACAAGATATGCAATTACGCCAAATACAACGAATCTACCCATGCTGCCTCCTAGGCTTTACCACTTCTTTTGAATGCATCCCTTTACGAATTCAGCTGCCCAAATATTGAACAATACAGCAGCAGCATGATCTTCGTCTGTTTCGTTATGAATCCATTGCATGAAATGCCTAAAGGCACTCGCATAATATCTATTAAGCTCTTCTTGACTATTTGCCTTTTCCCAATTGCGCTTCGTGTATTTTTCCGCGCCCTTAGTCATATGCTTCGCAAATCTTACGAACATTTGTTCATCAAAGGGAACATCCAAAGGAAAGCACAAGGTGAAATCTATCCGTCCGTCGTCAGGTTCACGCACCATGCCTGAATCATACGAAGCGCGCTTTCCAGAATCTTTAATTTCAGTCACTTGTCGCCATCGTCAGTATTTCCGTTACTTGTTGCTGCGGGAAGTGGCGAGTGCTCTACATCGTAAAACCACTTACCATCCCTACCCTTAACACACCAGCCTGGCCACATTGCTTCATATTCGTCCGACTGGCTTTCCCACTTACTAAAGTAAATAAGTGTAGGGCCATGACAGAAGTAATAGAGAGCATTGGCACCTGGTACAGGCTTTGCACCTGTGGTCTGTAGGTCAATATTACGACCACAGGCAGTTAGAACAATTGCAGCCACACCAAGACTAGCTGCAATTCCAATTCGCTTAAGCATTAACTTCCTCCGCTTTTACCTAGTGCCCCAGCCTTTGCACCAGAGCCACCAGTTGTACCACTTTTAATTCCGAATCCACCACGTTGAATGGCAGACATTGACTTGCTACCAGTAGCGGGAACACCCTTTGCGATCGGCGTTCCTCGGGGAACCTTTGTTAGTGCCTTATCCTTACCAATAAATTGATAGGCATACGATCCAACACCAGGAACCTGGTAGCTTCCACCGTTGTACATCATTGGATACCAAATGTAATGCGCTCCGTCAGATGAAGAAAGAAATCCTTCATCATCATAGTCACCACATCTGGAATCATCGATTCGCATATCATTTTGATCTGCGCAAATGCCCGCATATTGTGCATCTGGTGCATCATCAACATCTGCATTTAAATCAGCAGGAACATCGCACGCTGCAATTGCCGCAGCGAAAGCAGCAACGAATGGAACAAACATCACCTTTCCCATGCGACCCTGCATTTCAACCTCCGAAAATCAGCACTAGTGCCAATACTACAATAATAATAAGTAGAACTAGAATACAGCCAAACATTCCCGTGAACAGGGCCTTCAATATTTCTTCATCCGTAAGTTCATCTTTTTCTTCTGTCACTTTCGCTCCCAATCATATTCTTGCCATTTGGCAATAGGACGACGAAGAATGGCATATTCCCTATCGTGATAGCGCATTGTATCTAGTTGGCCTGTATGCTTCGCCCAAGCTAGGTTCTCTTCGTGGCTCTGCTGAGCATGTGTAAGCCTACCACGTGCTGTTGCTTCAGTTGAATAAACTGTAACCTTACGCCCGCCGGAAGGAACTAGCTCCCAATCAGAATTAGGCTGGTCCAACCGGCGGGTCGCAGGCGCGTACTCGTATTCAGTCATCTCTTCTTGTAATCCGTATACTTTTTGAAATTCAAACCATGTGCCATTAGCATATGGGTTCTCCAAAGGCTAATGTCATCAAAGCCGACTTTACCTTTGCATCCATTTTCCCGACAAGTGTACTTCTTTTCTTCACTCATTCGCAATCACCTTCAAGCATTTGAATATCTTCCGGCAGGTCGGTGAAACTTACTTCGTACATCCTACCATGTCCCCCTTGACCTGCATAGTCCTCAACATCGGAATAGATAGACTCGCCCCAGACCGCAGTATCAGGCATGAAAAATTGCATCTTATCTCGCCCTTCCGTCTTTTTATAGAAAATACTATAAGGCTCTTCACCTAAACGGTAATAGGAGAACTGCTTTGGATACTTGATTTCCATTATGTAGCTCCCCGGCGGGGGCGTTGGATTGCGTAAGCTGATCCTATAGTATCGTTGCTTGACATGCAAGGGGTAGCTACGGAAAGGGTCAATGGCTGTATAGCGGGGCTGTGAGTACTCCTCTAGAACTACCTGTGAGGTTCTAGCCCTAATGGTGATAACCACTTCCCGGTCTTCGCCAACAAAGTCCTGTCCGGCGAATGTACCTTCTATTTGTTCAATTGCTTGTTCTTCAGAGAAAGGATTAGTCATGTTTCTAGGAACGCTTTCAAATGGTTAATACAATCCTGTACCCCCTGGACATAATCCCAGCGTTCGCACAAGGTGAAAAACTGTGCCCGTTGCTCAAAGACTTCGATGAGATCCTTCACCAGGTCTGTTGCAATCATAGGGCTTGCGACACGCACAACATCTCTAAACTCCTTGAACAATTCAAGGGTTTCAGGTGCTGGCTCATACTTAGTCATCGATTGAATCTCCAGAAAGTGCATTATGCACATAGAATAGAACTGTGTCCTTGATTCCATTCTCCGGTGCTGCCGGAATCAGCTCAAGCTTAGGACCACAAATACAGGTAGCGCATTCAATATGAACAATGTAATCTTCATCAGGCATAACATGAACATTACCATCACACACAATGTCTTCTGTTGACTGCATATTTCCTCCTAGACGTGCTAAAGGGTGGTACCCAAGGAGGGTACCACCCTTTGTGTAGCTTGTCTAGACTGAGATTGGATTATCCTGCAAGACCTGCAAGACCAGCTCCTTTGCCTGCGCAGCCTTACTGATCGGGGCTTGATTGATTCGCTTTCCACCGATCTTGACGTTCCAACCCTTCACCCGATCCGGAACGATCAAACCCTTGCCTGCTGAACCGAGATCGGCCACGTAGGAACCTTGTTCACGACCTTGTCCACGATGCCAACGCACCCGAGTAGGAACTGTTTCATCACTGTCTTCCGCAGAGTCCACCTGCGATGGCACAGCAGCCGCAGGAAGCTCCACACGACTATTGCCGTTGGCAACGGTGAAGGCTAGCACAGTAGCTAGATCGGCTGCAAGCTTAGCAGCCTGTGAAGACTCCAGAATCACCCGCTTACCATCGGTCACTAGCTCGATACCAAGTTCACCTGTAGCACTGTTGATCGTGAGATCTACTGTTAGTTCCATGGTGTTGCTCCGTTCCAGGTTTTCCCTTCCCCTTTCGGGCTTGACACCAAGCTACGACAACCCTGGGTAAGATCACAATAGTACAAACGGGTGAACTGAGTCACATAGTGGCGTGTCGGCCTTGACTGTCACCTGAATTTGTACTAGGAGTCACCTTACATCGCATAACGTGTTGATAACTCGCGAATGGAGGCCGTATCCTTTTGTGCACTAGGCCGTTTGCGCTAGAGCGCATGTGGGTTGTTTTCATAGACCCACCAGGCAGCTTCCTTCTGAAGATCTTGTTCGCTTGAAAACAAC